ATGGTCATAACTCAGAAAACCCTAAAAGAAGCATTGATATATGATCCCATAAGCGGCGATTTCACATGGAGAGCTGATAGGCCATTGTATCAATTTAAGAGCCTGCAAAGTAAAAATGCATGGACTACTAAGTATGGCGGAATATCAGCAGGAACCTCAAGAACTCATAAAAACGGAAAGTCATATAAATATATAGCCATTTTTGGAAAGGTAATGCTTGCTCATAGGTTGGCCTTTTTATACATGACAGGTCGCCACCCTAAGATGGTTGATCATGATAACGGTAATGGGCTTGATAATAGATGGTGCAATATAGTTGAGGTCAATGGCTCATCTCAAAACAACAAAAACCAAAGGTTAAGATCTGACAACACGTCAGGGGTAACCGGTGTTATTTGGTACAAAAGAACAGGGCAATGGAAAGCTAGGATTACTGTTGACGGAAAACATAAAAGTCTTGGTTATTTTAATGATAAATCAGAAGCTATCGCCGCACGATTGGCCGCTGAGCGAGAAAAAGGTTACCACCTTAATCACGGTCAGCGCAGGCCTTTATAATCATGTTACGGGGTAACAATTCTATTAAATCGACTTCTTACCTCTTTTGCCGTCTCACTATCCATAATTAACTGAGCTCGTTTTACTGCGCTTTCAAATGAGCGATCAGACAAGTTTACAGGGGGCACCTGCCCTCTAAGCAGAAATCCTGCATTACGCTTACTTATTCCGGCAAGTAATATTATTTGCACAACTTGACTTCTACTTGCGCCGCCAGTTTCAGCCGCCTTAATTAGCCGTGACATTTGTTTAAATGCTTGCTCTTGCTTTGTTTTAGCTCGCTCTTTAGCTGCGCTTATTTCATCATCAGATACTTTGTTAGGATTTCTGAGTACGCCGCTTAGCTCTTTTCTTGCTTCGGCTATGGCACTGTTAAAGTCAAAAGTGCGGTAGTATAAGCCGACCTTTGGATCAAAGGTTGAGCTTCTAAAGCCTGCAAGCGCCAGCATTTCATCTGATAGGCTGTAAGGCTTACCGGTTGATCGCTTAACGTCAGCTGCGGCCATACCAATACGCCATGCATTATTTACAGCCCCGGGCGCTAAACCTAAAGCTAAATGCCCTGCAATATCTGCTCCTTGACGTATTGCTGTATCGTTTTCCTTGTATACCTGCCCGCCACTTTCTTTTTTATTGCTAACAACTTCTAACAATTTTCCTGCAGATATATCAGTTCCTAAGAATGGCGATACCATATCGCCAATTGATGACGTAATTGCTTCATTTAGCGGCTGGTTTCTCATTATGGCCTCAATTGGTCTTTTCCAGTAGGCGTAAGGGTCCATAAATGTCATATCAAAGTAGCGCAGGTTTCCGTCCTTATCTCTGCCTGCGTATAAGAAAGTTGAGTTTTTCTGCCATGGCGGCGCTAAATCTCTTAGTGCTTCTTCTTCATCGTCGGTCACGCCAAACATGGCTTTAGTTAATGCGCCAAGCGCGAACATTCCGCCGCTCGCAAGGCTTATTCCTACAACCCGCTTTGCTCCCATTGCGCGTATCTCTGGGTTTTCCGACTTAATTTCGCTTGCAGCAAGCTTTATCATATTAGCTGTAGTTCTAATTATTTCAGCGGGGAATGATACAAACGTACCTGCTAGCGGGAACCGTGACAGCCAAACACCTGCTTTACCTACTCGGCTATATGTTGGATAGGTGTCTTGTATACGTTCAGCGGCCACTATCTCTGCATCACTTTCTGCCATACCAGTACGTATTAGTGCTGCTTTTTCATTTTCAAATCCGACTATTTTCCAAAAGTCATCACCAAAACGATAGAACCCTGTAGCCTTATCAGTTAGCCAGCGCAAATTTTCAAATGCAGCACCGCTTTTACCCTCAAGCATTTGACTTACTTTTCCATCAGTCATCATTTTAACCATTTCACCTGCATTGGCCGAGTCATATACAACGCCAAGCTTGATCAATCGTTTCATATAATCAGACTCGCCATCGGTTACCTTCCCTTTAACCTGTGCGTTAAATGCTGCAACGGCTTGCTTCATGTATTTTTGGTTAAAGTGCCCGTTTGCTACAGTAAAAAAGTACGACGACATCACATTACGCATGGCTGTTGTAGGTGATAAAACAGTTTTACCATATTTAATAAATCCATTTATTTGTATGGCTTTGTCTAACCAGCCCTCGCCACGCTCGCCGCCCATAGCATCTTCAAACGCCTCTTTAATTTCTGGCGTTGTCCACATGCCATTTAATGGCGCGTACACTTCGGATTTTTCACCCGCCAGTTGTACTGTCGCGTTAGGTGGTCGGTTGTCTTTTTCAAAAATAAAGTTGTTTATGCCCATATCGCGTATAGTATTTAGCAGTTTATCGTTAGCGATCATTGCTGACATTTTTGATACTGACTTTGCGTAGTTAATGCGCGGGTCTACATATTCACCTAGTAAAGCTCTGATCTCAGGTGCGATGTCTTTTCGTGGGATTAACGTAGATAAGTCTTTAGAGCCAAGCTTACTTTCAGCAATAAACGATCCTAAGCTGTCGTAAGCTGTGCCTGTTTTAACCATTTCATTCATGGTTACTTGGGCTTTTTGCTGTGCCTCTTCTATTGTTGCGCCGTCCTTTTTATACTGCTTCATTAAGTATGTACGGGCATCATCAATTACGTCTGTAGGTATTTTTTCAAACCAATTAGGATCATCAAACGCTTTATAGCTTCGGTTTAAATACTTGCCTATATTACCTAGCATTTTTTCAAGGCGCGCCGACTCTTTAGGGTCAATAGATCCATCTTCTTCAAATCGCTGTTGAAGTTTATTGTTAACACTTGCAACGTAGTCTTGTGTAAGTCCGTCGATATGTTCGCGCATTAGAATAAGGGTTTCGCGCTCACTTTGTTTTAGTGATTGCCCATCATTTTCACCTATTAAAAATTGATGATACTTAGACCATTGATCATCGGTTAGTCTGTCAGGGTTTATTTTTGCCGCTTTCATGGCTGTATTTAACTTACCAACCAGCATAGACACATCAAACTCATGCACCGCCACATCGCGATCGCGGCCTCTAGTTGCTTGTTTAACTGTCTCTGGCATGTTGCCACCGGGCATAAACCAGCGTGAAAGCTGACGTTTTATTTTTTCGCCTGCGGTTTTATCAGTTTCGCGTAATTGTGCGTTTAATGCGTCCCACTCTGGCACGCTTGATTTTTCAAAGCGGTTCTCACGATTGATCGCATTTTTTACTGCATCTGCTATTTTACTTTTTTCTTGGCTGTCATTATCCGCTGTGCGGCTGAATTTTTTATCTGATTGGCTGTAAGTCATTTCTGCTTGACTGCTAACCATAGGTTCACGCTGCGCTTTAAATCCTTTTACTATGCTTTCAAGCATTTCACGCATGGCGGTAAGTTCATCATCTTCACGGTACATAATCCCCGCTTTATCTAACTGCGCTTTTATCCAGCGTTTTAACGCGTTCCACCAATATTTTAACTCGCCTTTGCTTGGCTCGTTCTCTACAAAGCGGGCGAATATCTCCTCTGCTTTTACATCTAAACTCATATCCCAATAGTCGTTATTGGCATCTTTCCAATACTGTTCAAACGCTTTACGGCCTTTGGTTTTCTTGATGCGATCAATAAACGCCTGTTTGGCTTCGGCGCCAATAACAGTATCGAGTCCACCGTGGGCTATTGTTTCATGTGCTAGCGTTTGTTTTAAATCGGTTAAATCATTAATGTTTTCTGCAATTATATAAACCGTTTTACTCAGCTCGCTATAAGCGCCTTTAACCGTTGCGCCGTCTAAGCTCATGCGCCATAGTTTTTCTGCTGTGGCGGTATCATCAAGAATGCTAACAGTGATCCCGTTAGCGCCTTTTAAGTCTTTAACAAACTGATCAGCAATACGCTGCGCTTGCTCAGTGCTGATTGATTTGCTGCTAGCTGGCTTTTTAGATTTTGAGAATAAACGTATTCCCTCGCTGGTATTTTCGCTTTCAACAGTATCAAACAATGTTTGATAAGCAGGGTTTATTTTCTCTTGTTCTTCTTTGTTGGGGTATGGGTAGGTGTTGTCCGACTCAAAGCCTAGCGACTCTGCTGCTTCCCATGCTTCACTGCCCACTACGTTAGCAAGGTAATCGTTAGTTATACCTTGCTGATTAAGTTTATCAATAATGTAAGTTTCAAATGAACGCGCCGTCATTTCCACTGGTGTAGCCCAATATGCTTTAGACCGTCTTGTATCAAGTTCTCTTGAACGCTCAGGCAAGCCACTTTGAGCAATAGCGCTTTTTACATGTTTAAATGCACTTGCCATTTCTGGGCGTATTTCATCGCTACTCATAGAGTACGGCGATTCTGTTATAAATTCGCCTTTTGTTTTTTGCTTACCAAAATAGTTGTCTAAGGCGTGCCACCACTCATGCGCAAGCGATCCTGAACCGGCCTTTTTGGTAAGGTTAATAACAACGCTATTTGGTTCGTAGTGTGCTGCTGCAGGGTTTTTACCGCCCTTACCACGGGCGCCAAATGCAAGTCCTAGTTTGCCATTTAAACTTAGTGCTTTTGGCTCCAAGTCTAGTGCCTCTGCTAAATCCATTAAGCCGTCGTAAGCTTGGTTTAAATCCTTTTGTCGCTTAGCTTGCTCTACCCAATTACCAAACTCTACACCTCTAAAGCCAAACGTTTCACCGAACGTATCTGGTGTTACGTTTTCTGCATAGCGTTCAGGGCCCATTCGTTCAGCATTAACAGGTTTGCGCATGCTTGGGGTTTCTTTCATTTTTTGTAGCGTTTGCTCTACTTCGTCGCGGTTGTTTTTAAGGTATTCTCTTGCAGCGCTCAAATCGTTAAATGATTTTATTTTTAAAACACCACTTGCACCTTTCCAGCCTAGATAAATATCTTTGGTGTAACGATCACGATAAACACTAATTTTACTTTTCTTTCCACTGGTCGCACTAGAACTATCAGCCTGTTCAGCTTTTATTACTTTAGTTAATAGTGCCTGTACGTCACTAAGCGTTTCACTCGCGCCATCATAAACAGGGCGACCATTGCGCTCTATAAAGTAAAACACTTTACTAGGTGAATATGTTTTACCGCCAAAAATAGAAAAGCTGCCAGAGTTAATACGGTAATCCGCAACGCTTTTTAGTGTATCAAGATCAGCCTTAGCTATGGATGGTATAGCATCAACAATGGCCGCTAGCTTTGAGCTATGGTTTCGCATTCTTTGCATTACGCTTTCTACATCACGATCACCATTCATTAAGTCTGCGGCAAATGACTTTAACGTATTAACTTTTTCAGCCCATCGAGATACTTTATATGAAAGCCTTGGCTTTGCTTGTACTTCACTGCGCATTGCAGCCATAAGCGCGACAGACTCAACGCTTGCGCCATTATCAACAAGCTCTTTATAATTTGGCTCAGGCCACGCTTTGCCTAACGGTAATTCTGCTGTGCTTTGTTGATCTTGAATGGCTTCACTAAAGCCACTCCAAACATCTTTACGTGCACCGCCTAGCTTCTCTCCAAAGTCATTAATACTTTCTTGCTTGACCGTTGCTTGATTGGTGGTTGACTGTTGTTCGTTAGCTTCGGGGTCTGCGGCTACAGGATCGTCTACTTTTTTATTTTCTGAACTGTTAGGACTTTCCGTATCGTTGGCTTGTACTGTTTTTTGCTCTTGTGGTTTTTCAATTGGCTGATCATCTAAACCAAACTCTTTGCGTAGCTCGCTATAAGCTTGGCGGTTAATGCTTTCCGGTGTATCGCTATTGAACTCTTGATATGTTTCAAACGATGATTCAGCGAGCGCTTTATCAATAGCTGGCTCGTAGCTTTCTTCTATTTTAGCTATGGCTGCGTCATAGCCTGGCGAACCTTTTTTAATGCCTAGCTTTTTAGCTTCACTTTGTAGCCATTTTCGCTTGGTGGTTTTTAGTATTGATGGTAGCTGGTTGGCTTGTTCATTAGCTGCCGGCTCTTGTTCAATTAATTTACCAGTTTCGGCAGTTTTAACGGCTTTTTGTTCAGATTGTTTACCACTATCGCTGTTTAGTTTACCAGTGGTGGCAGTTTCTTCATTGCCGGTTGCTGTTAAGTTGCCAGCATTATCTTGCGTCTCAGTGCTTGGCATTTCTTTTGCCAATGGTACTAGCTGTTCAATAGGCGCATTTAAGCGGATCACTTTTACTGGCTCGCCTTTTTCGCGTGCGGCTAACCATTGGTGATGCCCGTCTAACACATGGTTATCACTTGATACTAATATAGAGCGGTTACCCCCCTCAAACTCCATTGCCTTTTTAACCTTGGCGGGTGAAAACTCTTGCTGCGTTGGCTTTAATGAGCTTGCAGGTACTTCGTCTTGCTCATGGCTTATGTCGCGTGCGTTCATAAAGTTAACCATGGCGCCGCGATTTTCAGCTTTGATTTGTGGCATTTCTGCGCGTGGTATATTTTTAGTTTCGCTTTGCTCGTTAAACGCGGTCCACTCACCATTAATAGGATCGCCCGCTAGGTTGGCTGTTGGTTGCGCGTTTACTTCTATATTGCTTTCAGTGCTTTGCGGTATGGCGCCCTCATCTGTGAGGGTAGCAGGCTCGTTAACTTTCCAGCCATAACCATTATCAAATGGTACAACGTCAACGGTTAAGCCTTGGCGCTTTGCTTGGCGCGCTAGCTTGCTGTTACGCGCTTCTTTCATGCTTTTAAATGGCTTGCCATTGCGGGCTACATTTACGCCGCTTTCGTTGCCTGCAAATATAATGTCTTTTTGTGGTAATAAGTTTTGTGCGCTTTTACCTGCTTGCTTAACACGTTCTGCTGCTTGCTGGCGTGGCCTGCCATCTTCACCAAATATAATATTTTTGTTTTCAATTTGTGCGGGCTGGTTATTAAACTCAGATTGCACGCGCTCGAATGCTTGGCGGTTTTGTGTTTGCTGCTGTGTAGGTAACAAGCCTTGCTCTGGCACCATTTCGCCATCAATAAAGCCACTATCAATCTGTGCGCTTTGGCGCGGTGCTGGCTGTAACTCTGTGCTTTGTTCTGGTGATAATAACTCGCCTACGTGTTGGTATTTTATTGGACTGAAACGATCGTCAGGTGTAGGGCCTATGTTATTAATTGCATCGTTAATCATATCGGCAATGCTTTGATTGCGCATGCTTTGGATTGATTCTTGGCTAGGGCTGGTTATAAAGTCGCCAAACTGCCCCGCACCCGCGTTTGTGTCAAAGCCTGCCTGCCTTGCAGCGGTTGGAATATCTAAATTATCCACCTCGCTTTTAACGTTGGTAGAATGCTGATCCATGCTCGCCATAGCTTCACCCAAATTAGGGTTGCTTGCTTTCATTTGCTCAGTGACAGGATCAACCGCTGATTGTGGTGCTGGCTCTGCTGTTGGTTCAGTCTGTGGTGTTTGCTGCTTTGGCTGTCTGTTTACTAAGCCACCAATACCACCCGCAGCGGCACCAAAGCCGCCACCGGCTAAACCCTCGTTTAAACCTGCAGCAACTACACCTTGCATTTCGTCGCGATTATCTATTGGCTGTAAAGCTTGGTTTACACCTAGCTGTTGCACGCCCGCCTGTACGGCTTCGGTTGAGCCCTCAGTTACAAAGCCAGCTAATGCGCTACGTAACGCCCCGCTTTTAGCTAGTCGTGCGCCGGTTAATGCTTTGCCAATAATGGGATCGCCGATGGCACTTGCGCCAAAGTTAGCCAGTAACACCTTGGGATCTGTTCTTACTTCTTGCGCTACTTTATTAGCAAGTGCGGTTTTTGCTGCTTCCCACTTTTCAACGTTGCTTAGTTCTGGTTGGTTTGCGTGCACACCTCTAAACACATCACCGAATAATGGTGACTCTGCCAGTAAAGTGTCTGGCATGTTTTGTACTTCTTGGCGCGCTTGCTCCATGCCTTGACCTGTAGCGGCTGCGCCACCGGTTGCGCCCATGCTGGCAATGTTGGCAATGTTTTTACCTTTTGCGCCTAAGCTTGCAGCCTTACCTGCTAAACCTGCCGCGCCCGCACCGGGTATTGCAGTGCCTGCAAATTGGCCTGCTACACTTGCCATGGTTAACAGCCATGTATCTAAATCGGTAGCGCCCTCGCCAAGTGTTATATTACCCCGCTCATCTTCACTAACAAACTCCTTGGCTAAGGCATCTTTTCCTTGCTGAGAAACCTCTGCATATTGTTCTTCTGAATTATCACGCATTGACTTAGCTAGGCCATCAGCGCCAACAAAGTCAAATACGCCACCAAGCGAAGTAAATATATTAGACTGAAACGTGTCCACGGCATCACCAAATAAGCCTTGACTGTTTTGTTTGGTTACAGGCTCTACGGTAGGCGTAAAGAGCGTAGGCATTGGTTCATCTGCAAAGTAATTTTTTGCCATTAGTGTTTCTCTTATTAATAAAAAACCCGCTACAAAGCGGGTTTATTGGTTTCTATTTGATGGCTTGGTTTCTGCCCAGTCATACACTGGCTCTACCGCGTTCTTTATTGTGGCAGGTAGCACGCCTGCCGCATGCCCTGCAATCACAGCAAACTGATCTAATGGAGATCTATCATTGCTTATTGGAACTCGCTTGTCTGCCAACTCATTTCTAAACGCGTTTAAAAATGTTGGGTCTGCCTTGCCATCATCCCATTGAGTTTCAGCTACAATCTTATCGTCGAGATCAGCATAACCCATGAGTCCTTTATTTTGAGCGCTACTTTTACCAAGAAAATTACGCGCAAAGTCGTCTATTGAGGTTTGCACCTGCTGGCTTGGTGGTGGATCTTTTTTCTCTGGCGCTTCTTGGGTTTCAGGAGTATCAAGCAGATAAGCAAAACCAGTGCCTCTTAATTTAGCGCCATAGCTTTTAGTTTGGTTATCAATAAGTAAAGAATATCTAGTTCTTACAGCGTCTACATCTTTTTCCATTTGTGACTTGAGCGCTTCAAGCTGCTCTGCGGGGAGTGGCTGTCCAAGCGAGTCTACCGAAAGTTCACGATAGCGCTCAACTATATCGCTTTCGGCTTTTTGCTTTTCGCTAATAATGCCCGACAAGTTACGCTCTATTGCTTGCGCTTCCTGTGCACTCATACGACGATCAAATTGGCTATCGCTTACCGCGTCGCGTTCTTGTTGGCGTGCGTCTTGATTTGCTTGGCGTTCGTCTTGCTTAGCCCAACGCGTTGCTTGTGCCTGTTCTTGACGATTAGCGCGTGCTTCACTTGCTTGCCAACGTCGCTCTACGCTGGCAGCTCGTTTTTGCTCAAGCTCTCGTGCGCGCTCTGCGGCTCTATCTTCTGCCATGCCGCGGTTAATGGTGCCTGCTGCTTGGCTTAGGCCTTGGCCGAGCCCGCCCAATAATCCCCATTCCATACTAACCTCCTGCCATTGACATTAAGCCACCGCTTGCAGGGCTTGCTGGTTGTTGTGGCTGCTGTGGCTGGCCACCTCTGGCGCTTGTGCCCATTAGCTCCTCAGCTTCTTTCACGCTGGCTTCAAGCTCTTGCGGGTTAAGCTCTCCCATTGACTCTTTTGTCGTAATGTACGAGCTGTAAGCGTGGCTTGCTACTGCATCGATAAAGCCGTCGTTTACTTCATCTTCTGCCAGTGCGCCTGCTTCAACCGCTAAGCCGGTTAGTTCTGCAATAAGCTCTTGTGCTAACTGTAGCTTTATTTCATCGGGAACCATGCCTGCTTTTTTCTCAATAGCAATAAGCAGTGCTGATGCTGCGCCACCAATTCCCATAGATACATCTTGCGCTTGCAGTACCATATTTGCTATTTGGTCGCCTACTTGCCCCTCGCTATGAATAATATCTATACCCATATCGTAAAACGCTTCAAGCTGTTGCTGCTCTTCTGGCGTTGCCAGTTCTTCACCTTGTTGTAACGGCTCTTGTTCGGGATCAATGTTTTGCTCATTACCCTGCATTTGGTTTTGATTGATCATTAGCCGTTACTCCCTGCTACATTTTTTTGACGATTAATTAAATCATCTATTGATGTTTGCCACGTAGGCGGCGCTTGAGTTTGCGCATTGTTAAAGTTTACAGGGTCCATTAGTCCAAAGTTCATTTCGCCAGCGGTGGCCGCTGTGTTGCCCTCGCCATCTACACCCCAATAGCTGCGGCGTTTGCGCTCTTCTTCGGATGCTTCTTGCTGCGCTTTTCCTTGTAGCATAGAGCCAGCCATTTGCACACCACTAGTGATTGTGGCCGCTTTGCCCGCTTCACCTAAGCCATTCCACATATTGGAGAGCAGTCCGCCACTTGTTGCATCTGCTGCGGCTTTAGTAGTTGCATTGCCTATTGCGTTTGTTGCGGCTGCATCTGCTCCATTTAACCCTGTTTGAAAGCTATTTAGGTATTGGGTATTAACAGCGTTAGTGCCTGTTGTTAGCCCTGTATTAGTAGCTCCTTGGGCTGCTAACTCGCTAGCTGATGAAATGCTAGGCACTGAGCTATTGGCTGCGGCTGTTTCTACAGCTGCAAGCGTTCCTGCTTGGCCAGCTGCGGCATTTGCAGCAATTGTTTCGGCTGTTAACGCCTGCCCTGCGCTAAAGGTTGCGCCTGCGCCTGCTGCTGCGCCACCTGTAAAACCACTACCAAGCGCTGATGCGGCACCGCTAAAATTACCAGCCATAACCGCAGAGCCCGCACTTTGCGCCCCTGCCCATGCGGAGCCGATGCCCGCAGACGCGGTTCCACCTCCTGCCAGCGACATAAGCGCTGCGCCACCAAAGTAAATTAACGCAGCACCGGCTACGATCTTAAACGCTTTTGACTTTGCTACTTTTTTAACGACTTTAACCACCTTGCTAACGTGGCGTTTAACCGTTTTAAAGACTTTTTTAACTGCTTTTTTTATAAAGCTCATGGTTGTATAACCTCTTTAATTGTGGCGTATATCCCGCCAACCAACGTTAATCCGTGTGACTCATAAAGCTTGCCTGTTCTTCCTTGTGGGTCTAAGCCTGTACTTAAACCAAGCTGAATGTTTTCAATGCTGTTTTGTTTGCACCACCGAATAAAGCGACGCAATAGCCATACACCCTGATCTGCATGCTCTGGCAATACACAAAAAGCTAAATCGGTGGCGTAGTATTTTTTTGCAAACCAGTATTCATCTTTTAAGGCTATTAAAAAGCCGACTACGTGGTCGGCTTTTTGGGCAATGAATACATCCATCTTTTTATCGTTAATGGCTCGGCGTATCATGTACGCGGTTTGTTTGGGATCAACCTGTACGTTGTAGGTTTTAGAGCGGTCAATCACATTTTGACCTATTTCGATAATGGTTGGTATATCTGCATACGTTGCTAAGCGGATCATCTTTGCATTAACCTCTGCATGTTATTGCCACCAGGTCGCCCGCCACCACTACTAGATGATGAAGAACCTGCGCTTGCGTTAGGTATTACTGGCTGTTGCGGTCCAGTGCCTGGTGATGGGTTTTTAATTTGCTGATTAGGGTTGCTAATGCCTGTTTGCTGGCCTGAGCTGCTGCCACCGGTGACACCGTATATAACTTGCATTTGCTGGCGCTGTGACTCAAACATATTTTTTAAGTAGCTAACGCCCGCATTTTGTTGTGCTGGTGTCATGTTAGGGTTACTAAATACCAACGCTACCTGTTCTAAGTAACGGTTGTACGCATCGGCTGTGGCGTTTTGGTATTGCATCTTAGTGTTGGCATCTAAGTTTTTCTCAAAGTCGGCGTCTGCTTTTTCCCATGTAAGCTTAGTTTTTTCTAAGTCTTGCAAATAGGCTTTATCCATTTTCATTGATTCAAACTGATTCATTAGCTCATCGCGTTTTTGCTGTATTTCAGCTTGCTTTTCTAATGTGCCAATACTTTGATCGTACTGCTTTTGCTGCATTTCAAACTGCTGCTGTCTATCTGCATTGCTTTGGTTGTTTTGAAAGTCGTATTGATTGTTTTGTAAATCAACTTGTAACTGGCCTTGCTTATCGAACATGGATGCGTCGTGTTCGCGGCTTAGGTTGTTTTGCTGTGCGTTAAATGAATTTTGCCAGCCTGCCTGATCTGCATTGGCGTACACGCCTGCGTCTTGCTGCGCAATAGGGAGTGCTTTATCTATCATTGATGACAGTGCTGTTTCGCTGCCAATAGAGCTAGACTGTAACCCTCTTGATGCACTGTAGTTTTGCGCTTGGGCTATGGCTTTTCGCATTAGCGCGCTATTTGGGTCAAGCAGGCCTGTTATTTGATTTTGTACTAACGATTCGTCACGCGGATCGTAGTTGTATTGCTCTTCGCCTTTAACGCCTTCGTAGCCGTCTTTATTGTATTCAATAGGATCGTAAGTGGTTTGAGGGATTTTACCCGTTACCTCGTTAACGCTTATTGCTGATTGGTTGTTATTTGCTTGCTGAGTTAAATCGGCGGTTGTTTTGCCAGTGCCTTGAGTAGCCGCTTGTTGTGTTGGGGTTGGCGTAGGGCCGTATCCGCGTGACGGTTCTTGTGGCTTGTAGCCCATTAAGCCGGTTGGCTTGCTGCTTGGGTTGCCTATATTCATTTTATCCACAGGCTTGCCATTAGTAGGCTTTAAGTAATCCGGTGTTTTTACCCCGCCTTGATAGCTTGGCTGCGCATCGGTTGCCATGCCATTGCCATTAACAGGCATACCAAACCCCACCTGATCATCGGGTTTGTCATTTCTTCTCATAGGGGTTACGGTTTTATTTATCGCCTTTTTTTTAGGCGCAAGCGGTTGCACCATCTGCTGGTTAGCAGTTGGTTTAAATTGTTGTTGCATGGGGTGTTACCTTAAAAGGGAAAGGGGATACGTAATATAGGCAGTATGGGTAAATAATAGGCTAAAGTGGTCGGGATTCCAAGTTAAACAATATAGTAAGCCCAATTCGCTCGCTTATGGTTTATTATTTCTAAAAATGAGCTGCCTGTTTGTGGTGTTTGTACCAGTTCATTTTTTTGGTCTAGCTTAAAAAGTGCATCAACCTCGCTTGTTTTAACCGCTAAATTAAACATGCAGCCTTTAAATAAATAACGCTGCGTAAAGTTTGTGCCGCCTATTAAGGTTTGTATAGGTTGCTGCTCTGTAAAGTTGGTGCCGCGCTCAAACTCACTTTGCATAATAAGCTCATCATTAAAATACACGCTAACGGTTGTATCAATAAAGGTAAGTTTATAGTGCCCATCTGCAAGCTTGCGATTTTCGCCGCTTGGCGTTTGCCCCATATCAATAATGGTTACTCTGCCGTTAAAGCATACAAATAATTTAAGCTTAAAGTCTTTTCCATAAATAAACTCAATGGCTATGCGTTTATTTATTTTGATTGGTGGGTCTTGTTTTACATACGTCCATGCGTTTACTTGTTTGCTATTATCAAAGCGAACCTTATTTTCAAGCATGGGATGATTTATTAGCGTGGCCCCGCTGCTATAAATGGGTAATGCGTAATCCCTGCACTCAGGCAATAAGCCGTAGGTGCCTTGCTCAAATGGCTTTTGCTCTGGCGTTAACGACCTCGTTATATCAAAGCTTATTTCTAAAGGATCGACTGCGGGGTTTTGCACATCAAGTCCGGTTGCTAAAAAATAACTCGCAAACACTAAACGGTAGCGGTAACCGCCATTTATAACCGGTGGCGTTGGTGGTACTGGCGGCTCTGGCACATAATCAGTTAGTTCATGGCGGTAAACTACTTGGTAGCGGTTATCTACCCGCATGCCGCTGCTCATTAACTTTAGATTTTTTATTGTGCTTATTATATCGGTAGATGGCTTTAATGCTGTAGCCATAGAAGCGCCATACTCTGAATCATCAGTTTCATGGCTCATGGTTGCGCCCTGTATGCCTACATCAGTAACTTTAGCGCTTGCCACTCCTAATCTATTGAAAACTCTAGTAGGCTGAGTTTCCAATAAATAAGGATTTGATACTGTTACAGTTTGATTTCCGCTATTTTTCGTATAAACAAAAGAAGCTGCCGCTATTATAGTCGCTCCATTGTATGATGCTGATATGTTCGGTAAAGGGGCTGGCGCCTGAGGGATATAGCGCAACTTCCCTATAAACTCCGGCGTTATTTCGCTATCACTTCTTGCCGCAATAATACTTAACACCATTCTTTGTGATGTGGCTTGCGTAAAGGTATGAGTCGAGCCTATATCAGATTGAGCAACCTTTATTACTGCTTGTGTCACTACTTGGTTAAAGGTGGTAACTGGCTCAGTTACACCTAAAAACTCCCAGCCTTGAGGTAGCGTTAATGTATCTCTGTGCATTATTGTTGCTATAACTGTATCGCCAGCGCTTATAGGTTCAGGTAAGTTAGTATATAAAGAAGTTCCTATGCTGTCTGGGGTATGTTCTTTGTAAACTATGTCAATGCTACTATCTGCACCTTGACCCATAGGGGTTGCGTACTCTGTTTCAAAGCGGTCGCGTTGAATGCGCATGTAAATAACATCATCACGCACATAAAATAACATGGCATCGGAATAGCTTTGCCCTGTATCTTGCGGGGCGTCAAACCCTGCGTTTGGGTCAATACCTTGCGCTAATATTTTAAGTTCTGTTTGCTCAAGTACAGGGTTATACCAGTAAAGCTTTAATGTATCGGCGCCAACGCGATAAAACACGAGCGGCCTACCTAGCTGGTCAAACGTGAGTGTTATTTGCTTTATTGATTCAGGCTCATTAAATAACAGCGTTTCATCGCCCCATTGTTCTCCTTGCGAGCCTTTAATATACACAGCGCCATTATCAACGTAAGCAATCCAGTAGCGTTCGTTTAACTTACCGCCTGAATTATTTAATTGCATAGGCCCTAGTGATACAGCTTGCACCACATCAAACGCAAGGCTAGGTGGTTTAGCTATGCCTGCTGGTTGGTAATTGAGTAAATTAGTCAACATCGACCAGTTAGGACTATTAGGAATAGCCATGGATTAAGCTCTAGTTAGGGTGAAGTCAAAGTTTAATGTTAGGGTTTTGGTATTGTCTTTCAGGATTGGTGGATCGAAGTGTATGCCTAGAGCTCTATAGGTATACGAGGCCACTCCCGAAGTTGCTAAATACTTCAAACCTAATGGCTCGTTACAATCTTCTATGCTTGCAAAAAAAGATACTCGCCTAACTCCAGTTGACGGTTCAGAGTATGTTATTGATATACTAGAGCGATCAAATGATGAGGTTTCCCCAAGCTCTGGGTTGTTCACAAGCTCTTGAGTTCCAGAGTAATTTAAAATACCAGCAAAAATAGCTAGCGCTGAGTAAAAGTCCCAACTGTATTTGCTTAGCGCATTTATCGTTTCTAAAGTGCACGTTGTTTGAACCCCTGCAAAATCAACCACAGATACATGCTGTTGAGTAGGAATAATGTATTTTAACGTATAGCTAATTACTAACTTATCTTCTGCGGTAACTGTGATTGTTGTCGGATTCCCTTGCGAGTCAACAATTAAGGCTCTACTATCCACGGTTGAGCCTATTAGGGTCCCTAGCCTTGCGCCAACTTCTGAAATATTACCTACAATAGCACCTATGGACCACTCAGCAATGCCTGTAGATGAAGCTATATAGTCATTGCCAACTTTTACATTGTCATTTGAAGTTGCAGATATTTGTTCGTAACTACCAACCTGTGAAACTAGCTGCGTTTGCGTGGCGTCTACTGGTGTAGTTCCTGATCCTACAAACATATACCAGCTAGACGGGCTCAAATCTCCACTCGCAAATCGTTCAAAAAAACCATCGAGCAACATGTTAGGTGATTCGCCAAAATCTTCTAAGTGCTCTTTATCTGTGTCTGCATTACGCAATACTTTAATGCCGTAAACACCGCTTACTTTACCGCCGGTTTGAATGTTCATACTGTCTCCAATGAACCGCCCGAAAATGTGACGCTTCCTGTTACTGTTTCTGGTGCGTAGTTGTCGTAATTAACAACCACTACTTTTAATTCGCCGCCTGCAAAGGTGGCGCTGCCTGTTACTGTCTCTGGCTGTATGGTGTGCTCAATTGGACCAAGCTGTATTAGTTCGCCACCTGCAAAGACCGCGCTGCCTGTTATTTGTTCTGGCTGTATAGTGTACTCAATTGGTCCAATCTGTATTAGTTCGCCACCTGCAAAGGCTACGCTACCATTGATAGTGTCGGTTATAATTGGCACATCAAATAGCTTGCCACCCGCAAACGCGACTGCTCCGCTTATGGTTTCTTCGTAAAAATACGGATACNNNAAGCCACTCACAAGCGCTTGCTCTTTTATATACTTAGGCTTGCGCCTTGTGTGTGCGCCACTTTGAATAGCGGCCACCACTGCCAGCATGGTTCTGCTGACTTTTTGCATTAAACAATAGCCTCAGCTGGGAGTACATCACCACCAAGGACCCACGTATACTGATCAACCGCTATTAGAGTTACTGTGCTATTTTGGCCGTAGGCTTTTAGAAAGCCAGGTGATTTAATGGTTACCCCCTCAAGCGGGACAAAAATAAGCGGGGTTGCGCTGTCTTGGGTAAAAATAATTGTGGTAGCGGGGGCGGCTGCATCTACGCCGTCAACGTTGGTAATAGCAGGCCCAACTACAACAACAATATTTTCATCGTTAACCGCTTCGTAATTAAGCATGAACCAGTCTGCATGATTATCACCGCTTATAGTAAACTGCTGATCACTGCTTTTTTTAATGGTGAAATCTTTATCACCTGCCGCTTTAAATGCTGACTGATCAATCAGTGCCATATTGCCGTTTTCATCTACGCCAAGCAGCGTGCTTATATACGTTGAGTCTTGTATTTCTATGTTGCCGTTAAAGTTACTTGGCATGCGCGGCCTAAACTTATCAAGCTCGTTGGCTACATAATTAAAGCTTGCGCTGATCCCGTTTAAGTTTGGGTTCATTTCTTCGGCACGTATAGGCGTGTATGCTATAAACGGATCTGTAAACGTCCATGGTTGCCAGCTCATATTATCTCCTGCGCCCGCGTGGGCTTGCGTGAATAAATAAAAGGCTCATTTCGTAAGGTGGGTAATAGTCTGACTCTGAGCGCATGTAAACGGCCATATTACGGCTTACACCATCAATATATAAATCGCTCCATGATGTACTCGCCCCGCCCCAAAGTGCGTTGTTCCATTCGTTTAAATCCCACGTTGCACCGCTACCAAGCAAGGTATCGCTAAGCGGTATGTTAGGATCTGCATAGTCGTAATAGCATTTATATTGCGCATCTACCTGCGTTACGCTTTGCATTTCTATAACCAGTTTACGCCAGCGCTTTTTATATTCAGGCTTACCACCACTCATAAACCCTGTTTGGAATGAGCTTGCATACACAGCACCATCAAAGCTGTTGCCGCTATCCATTTGGTATACGTAGCCATCTTCGCCACCTATGTAGCACGACTCTTTACCTTGCGCGTTTTCACCTGACCATGTGCAGTGTGGTGTAAACCCTAAGCGTAATTGCGTATACCCCATCACCTCGCTACCGTACAAGGTAAGTGTAAGCGCGGTTTGGTCACTAAAATAAAGGTGGTACTGGTTTTTTTCGCGTTTGATCATGCTTGCTTTAACATTTTGCAAACGCTGGGTAAGTAAGGTTTGTACTTTTTGGCTTATTGTTGCGCCCTCAAAGTCGCCAAACTGCTGCACACGCTCTAGGCGTGTTAGCCCTCTATCATCTAAATAGATTGAGCTACCCATTGATTGAATGGTTTTTTCGAGTGCGCCTGAGCGCAGTCCTAAAGACTTAAGCTGAAAATCTGCTGCGCTTGAGCCGTAAAGCACGTAGCTTTTATTGCGGGTAAAAATAGCGGTTGTGGCATCGGCTTGCGCTTCAATGCCGGTAATTTCTTGGCCTACGGCTATTTCCCCGCCGCCATCTACAGAGCTAAACTTAAAAGGATCGCCAACTGCTGAATATAAAAAACTGCCCCCTCTAAATGAAAGTAGTAAAATTTGGCTTGGGAGTATATCTAAATGCGTTGGTGCGTCTGGCGTAATAATGCTGGGTATTTGTGTAAACGTTGTGCCGTCAAAGGTAAACGCAGGGTTTTTGCCATCTACCCCATAAATAGCCATTGTACCTGCTGAACCGGTGAAATTGCCCTCGCGCACTTCATAGTAGCCATTGGGTAATAGCGCAGGCGTTGTTATTTCTTGCCAGCCGGTAGCGGTTGCTTTGTGTAATTTAGCGGCGCTGTTGTCGGCTGTATTTCTAAAGGCAAATAAATCACCCTCAAAACCAAACACGCCCAACACCGGCCCCGCCCCTGGCACTTTGTTGATTAAGTCGCGGCGCTGTTGCTGCCCTAGCTTTATAGCTTCTATGGTTTCCTCAACACTAGGAAAAGGAAAGCCCGGTAAATTAGCTGCTATTACTTGGCTTGGCGCTGGTTGACCATCAAACCGCTCATAACCTTGCACACGTTTATAACGCCCTGTAGTGGTTATTTCATAATTTATAAGCTCTACACATTCGCCTGGCGCAAGCATTTGATCAGACGCGGTAACATTAAGCCCGCCAGCAAGCGGCACCGTTGATACGTTAGTGTTGCTTGCCATTAGTACAATCTCCCGCGCATGCTAATTTGCGGTAGCTGATCAGCCGCTAACTCACTTAGCGCTTGCTCATAACGTGACTCGCTCACTTGATACAAGCTGGCATCTTCTTCGTGACTTGCGTAATACATAAGCGCCTTGTGCACGATAATATCGTGAAAGCGTTCTGGTATAACTGACTCGTCACTGTCATTGGCCATTGGCTCAACGGCAATAGAATATTCAGCGGTTGCTACAATATCGCTACTTGGCGCAGGATTAATAACAATCACGTTATCAGGCCTTACCGTGTACTCGGTGGGTAAACCTTGCTGTTCGTTAAGCTGTCGCCTTGCTGCTTTAAACTCTTTCCATGAATAATAACGTAACGGATACCCGTTAATATCGAGCATTAACAGGTCTTGTAATGTGCCCGTTAAGTTTAAACTCGCGCCTGTGTACTCAGTTATGCCAGTAGTTAAATTTGCGTTGCCCATTCTCCATAAGAAAAACCAATCACCGTGTAGGCGTTGAATATCAAGATCGGCTTGACGTACCCATTCAACCACCTTTTGTAATATCGCCTTTTGATTAAGCACAGATTCAGGGCCCGAGCCGGATATTCCCGACTCTTGCCTAACCCGCTGGCATAGCTCCAAAAACGTCATGTTTTTAGTCTACAGTCTTAACAACGTTAAATTTGTAACGCTGCTCTTTGCGCTCTTCCATTTCGCGCTTACCTTTAACGCGGCGGTACTTAGTTTGCACTGCGTTTTTAAGCACGTCGTATACGCCGTATGGGACTTTTACGCCCTCTTCTACGTCGTATTGAATTTGGTAGTTTTTACCGTTAAAGCCCACAATACAGTGTGTTTCTTCTTCGGCATCTTCATCAGTGTTAATTGATGGCGGCGTATGAATGCGCAGGTATACAAAGCGTGGGTTTTTCTTTGCCGCTTGTTCGCTGTCTGCATCGTCATTATTTTGAGCGTTGTTACCGTTACCAGTGCCGCCCTCGTTAACAGCGTCGTCATCGCCTGCATCATCACTTGCAATGCCTAGTGATTTTTCAAGCTTGCGAACTTCGGCAATTAACTCATCACGGCTAAATTTTGTTTCATCTAACTGTGCGCCCAATGCTTGTGCTGCGTATGCAACTAATTCAGCTTTATTTGTTTTAGAAGTAATTTTCATTATTTGCTCCAATGGCATAATAAAAAAGCCCAGCGGGTTAGGCTGGGCTTTGGTTGGGTGTTGTTAATTAGTCTTGAGGATTCTCAAGCGCCGTACATTCTAAACGCACCATCCATAAGTCGTTTAGAATTTTCGCAACATAGTATGTTTTCCAAGACACTGAACCAGTTTGGCCTAGTTCGTCGCCTTTTTCTGGCTTGCCTGGGTTACGTACCATTGGCTTAATTGCGCCGCCTGCGTCTTTATTGCCTTTAAGCGCAATGTGACCAAACGCGTGTTGACCCATAATAAGTACAGGGTAAACGTCGGCACTTGTGCCCGTGGTTGATACCGCTTCTGTTGCGCCTGAACCTTTAGCGCCGCCTGCATCTGCCCATGAGTTAAACAGTGGCGATGCAACAAAACGTACATCTTCAATGCTGCCCACTTCTTCTGCACAAATTGGTTTACGTGAGCCGTATTCAGCAACCGGCACAAAGCCCTTAACTGAACGTAAGCTTGCTACAATATCCGTGTGACAGATGCCCACGAACGCCGCTTCAATCGGCGTAGTGCCAATCATTGGCGAACCAGATAGGATGCTAGTTAAGCGCTTAGCTTTGTTAGACATAAGCGAGCGAACCGCTTTACGAATAGAGCCAAGGCCAATCGTTGCAGTTACTTCGTCACGTGCTGAACCGTTAGCGTAAATAACGTTAGTGCCACCAATTAGCTCACCAAAACACACGGTTTCAATGGTTTCGGCTGCTTGCTCGCCAGCCATCATTGCCATATCAGACCCTACTGGATCTTCATGCAAGTCATGCACAACGTCGGTTAGCTCCATCCAATCACCGTATTGTTGCAACGTGGCTTGCACGCGCTCATAGCGAAAGTTAGAACCCGCAGGGCGAACGCCCTCTGCTAGCGGTGTGGTTGCTAACGGCAACGGTACAGGTCGGCGGAATTTAATCACTTTTGATGCGTTTTTAGGCATCGGTTTGTGATCACCCATTTTGTTTAGTACAAGAATTGGCTCAGCGTGCTCTAGCATTTTCATTTCTGCGTAAACGCCTGCTTCAACTCCTAAATCACCATAATTATTGCTCATGGTTTAAGCTCCTATTTTTTCTTGGATGCAAGATGTGTAAATAACTGGACGGGATCGACGTTATTCGGATCGGTTTGTATTTGGCGCCCACTGCCCTTTTTGGGTATGGTTGCGTGATCGGATAACGACGGTTTTGCAGTGCGGCCTTTGCCGTTACTGCCTTTGTAAAGATTCAACAACGCAATGTTGTCAGCGGCGTGTAAGCTGCCAGCCATAGCTTTAACAGAGTCAGGCTGAGTGTTTACCCAATCGTGAAACTTCGAGTCGCTAGCAATACTCTGAAAATCAGGGTGTACTTGTTGGAGTCGTTGCAATTCAGATTGAACATGCTGTTGCTGCTGTGCTTGCTGCTGTTGCGTGTGCATTTCGTTAAGCGGGTTTAGTCGCTCTTCAAATTGCTGCGTTAGCTGCTGCTGCGTGCGTTCTAGTTGTTTCTTTAAATAGCCGGCTACTTCGGGCCACTCTTCTTCAACTTCCTCAAAGCTCATACCCTCAAGGTCGTCGGCAGTGGGGCCGTCGCCGGTTGGCTTACCTTGTTGCTCTGCACCCTCAACTAGCTTTTGGTACTCAGCCACTTTGTTATTAAGCGCCTGAACACGGCCAGCGTTAGCCTTGTGGTCGTTTTGCAACTTGGAATGGTTAGCCTGTAGCGTTAAAAACTCATTGCGTAGTGATTCATCTACTTGCGACCATGGATCGTCATCGGCTTGGCCTTGCTCGGTGTCGCCTCGGTCGTTTTCTACTGGATCAGTATCGCCGTTGTTTTCTTCGCTGTTGTCCAGCGCATCATCATCACTTGTTTGCTTAGAGTCGTTAGAGTCTTGGCTTGCTAGTGCTGTAAATAACGCTGCCGCATCCTGCTCTTGTTCTTGATCAGGGTTCGGATTTTCATTTTGATTGCTCATGGTTTTTTCCTGTGAGTGCTTTCTTGCAGTCATAAAAAAACCCACGGCAATGCGTGGGTTCTGTTTGACAGATAGCTAAATGCTACGTGTCGGATTCTGTTTGTGTTAAACGGGCTGGGTAACCGTCTAGTATGTCGTCAATCTGCTTTATTTTACCGCGCAGTTGGTCGGATTGTTTTTCTATATTTGATTGTATTAACTGTTCAACTAAGTCGTGCCTATCTTCGTTTAGCTGCTTTTTAATTTTTACCCATGTGCTGGTTGTTACAAAGCTCATAATTAATCAAGTCCGTAGTTAGCCGTTTGGCCTGCTTGCTGTTTTACTTTTAGTTCAGCGCTAAACTTAGCCCAATCTTGCTCGTTTTTGGCTTGTACTTTTTTAAGTTCAACAATTAACTTTTCACTGCTTAGCTTTTCATTTTGCGTGAGCTTCATTAGCTCAACACGCTCTTTGCTTTGCTGTGCTTGCATTTCAGCGGCTAGTTGCTGGTATTTAATCTGTATGTTTGCTTGTTGCTCTTGGCTATCTAGCTGGGCTTTTTTGTCAAACATTTGCGAGTCAAATTCTTGCTTAGCTTGTAGCTGCTGCATGCGTAGCTGCTCAACCATCATGGCGGGATCTTGTGGTTGACCCTCATTTTGTTCTGCTTGTTGTTTTTGGTATTGCTCAAGCTCTTTATCGGTTGGAATAATAGAGCTTGGTAAGCCTTGTGTTTTAACCCACTCGCGCAATATATCAACCGCTTTTAGCTGTAGCACTGGTGCAAACACAGGGTTACTGCCCGCCACACTCATAAAGTTAGTAAGCGACTGCGCTTGTGTTTCTTTAACGAGTAACGCGCTAGTACCGCGAGCATCAACTTGGTAATCGCCTTTAATGCTATTATCTTCGTTATAGCTCATGTTCCAGTGATAGAAGTCACTGATCATCGGCTCGGTAATATTGTCATCCCAATCTTTTACTTGGCGTCTGCGCACTGTGTTAGCTGCGTTCATTAACATACTCATGCCGCCAAGAGTTTGAGTTGATTGGCCTTGCTCGCCCTGCTGCAGCATTGGCACGCCCGACACCTCATCAAACAGTACGCGGGCAACTTGGTAAACGCCCTGCAATTCATTTAGGTGGCTATCAAATTGCACCGTTGTAAATACTTTGCGTATGTCGTCTGTTCCGCCTGTCATGTTCCATTGCTTGAATGGGGTTATGTTCCAATTGCCATCGGCAGGTTGTATGTGTTTTTTGTTCACGCCGATTTGTGGGCCTGCGGTAATGCCGCCGTTATCGAGCATCATGCGCCATGTAGTATTTAAAATGCCTTGCTCATCACGAACCATGCGCGGTATACCGTAGCCGAAAATGCTTGAGTCGTCAGGCTCCCAATTAAACACACGATATGGCATGTAGCCCTCGTAGCTCATTAGGTGAACACGTGCGCCCATAACAATACCGCCGCAATAAAACACGGTCGCCATGGTTTCTTCGCCGCTCATTTCATCAATAAACGCAAGCGCTTGCTCTTCATCTTCGGGTAAGTCAATTGCGCCCACATCAATTAACACATCGTTATCTATAGGGCCGTGGTATTCCCATGTTTCATAGCGGCTATCGTTAATGGTGTCGCTTAGCCCTGCAAGCTTGCGTACATCATCTTGGTAACTGGTTGTATGCTGCGTTTGCTGTGAGGTCATTTTAAGCACGCGCTTAACCTGATCTGCTTTAAAGCCTTTGCGCTGTGGTAGTTCTGCTATTTGCTGCTTACTCATGTAGCGGCGCTCGAACACGAACTCGGCTTCGCTTATTTCACTGGCTGATAAGTCAGGGAAAAAGTCCCAAGGGCGCACAACTTCAACGCCTGGCGTAAAGGACTCTTTTAGCTCAAGTACAAATTCACCATTTTGCTCTGTGTAAGCTTTGTTTAGCTTACCCATAACAACGGGACCCTTTAATATACCGGTACCAACTACACACGCATCGTGTATCGCTTTACGTGATCGGCTGTTGTATTTGGTTTCAATTAGCTGATCATCAATAGTCAGCTCCATGTTTTCGCAGCGTTCTTTTGCTATTTCAAGCTCTCGCTCAGCCAAGTCGCCTTGCGTGATTGGGTTGCCCTCTTCGTCTTGGTACTGCTCGCCGTCAATTTCTACAGGGGTTTCATTATCAAGCTTTGCGGCTAGTTCTGGCCTTGGTGTTGGTTTAATGCCGTAATTTTTATCATCATTAGGGAATAGCAAATCAACTAACTGCGACTCGCCTGCATTTGTTTTAGCGCGGGTAAGCTTTATAAATGGATGCGAGCGCTTTGCTTTTTTAAGCGCATCGATTGTTTCATCGTCTAATTTGCCGTGGTAATTTTTTAAATCTTCAACCATGCGGCTATCAATCACGGTACGATCGTTTATAACCTGTGTTAATTGGCGCTCAAGCTCCATAGCAAGCATATCGATTTTATTGTCTTTATCGTAATCGTGCTCGTAGTCTTTCGGTTCTTGTTTCATTTAATACCCGCTAACTGAATCAGCTATAATTGATTGGTTGCTTTCGCTGTTGGCTAAGTGTTGATCTAACCATGCGTAATTAATTTCACCTTGCGCGCCTTGGGCAAGGTATTGCAGCGCATCGTGACAGTTATGCACTAGGATGCCGTTTGCATAAAAGCACTCAGCATCCTGTACCATAAGGTCATAAACTCTTATCGTACCTTTTTGCGGCAGAAGCCTTGCTTTGACAACTCTTACCGCATGTTTTTCGTTTTGAGTATTTATTTGCATTGAACTTTCCACTACAAACGCAGCACTCTCGTTCAACGTCGTCAACTCCTGACGCTTTTCTTGCCATGCCTTGGCACGACATACTGCAAAAGCCTTTTTTAATTGCTCCAACTTTTGCTTTATATATTTTTTTGCACCATGCGCACTTATTCTCAATAGTTTGCCTTTGCTCCGCTGATCGCTTTGCATGCTCACTGTGCCACTTTCTCCCCTCTTCTGAGCGGTGCCATTCAGTGGCAAGCGGTCTAATACTTTCCATGTGTTGCCTTGCACTCTCAGTTCCTGCTGTAAGCCTGCCGTGGTGGCTGGAATGCTCTGAGCACGACATGAGTTCAAGGTTTTCAATTCTGTTATCTGCTTTATCATGGTTAACATGGTGAACTTGAAGCCCGTCAGGAATTTCGCCATTGTAAAACTCCCAAACATAACGGTGCATGTAGATGGTTTTTTCATAGGTTTTGTAACAAGCTTTGAAATACCCATCTGGCTTTTTGTAGAACTTAATGCCGTTAAATTCTTGTATTTGATGTTTACTTGGCCTACCCATTTTTCACTCACTTTATCTGCTTTTGAAACTAGAGGTAGATACTGTAACGCATCGGCTCGCTTAATTCCATAAGCAGTGAAGAATGGATGGTTAGGCGTGCAAATAATCACTCTTCCATCTGACAATGTAAGCTCTATTAGCTCTTCAACTAGTGAACTCATTGTTGCCAGTACAGGCTTAAACCCCAGCGGGGTTTGCACTAAATCTCCAGCTTTAATTTCGCCTATTTTTTTTACGCCATGCTCTGTATCAATAGCAGTATCAAAAACAAAACAGTGACTAAACTTATTCTTGTCTGCGGCTTCTGCGTACTTCTCGCCACTTACGTTTAACCGGCGGAACTGATACCCGCCGTTAAAACCTTTGCGGATCACTTCACAGCACCTGCTAAGCTCAAATGCTTGCACGCCGTCAATGGTGTTCATTAAAAATTCGTTTACAGACTCCCAGCGGCGCAGGGGAATGTTTGTGGCCGTTGGGTAAGTAGTTAGCTTGTACTCGTCGTTTAATATGCCGATTGGGCTGTTCTCGTCGTTTCCTGACTTAGCAACGCCACTTGGATCGCCGTAGGCTTCCATATCTTTAATATTAAACGTTGGAAAGTCTTTTTTAAGGCATGGGATCACAGATTGGTCCATGAATGACCGAATACCCATGCTAGTTGCTATTAGCTCGCGCAGCACTCGCAACTTACCGTTAGGCATTAACTGACCAATAATGCACGCTGGCGTTCTACCAAAGTCAAAGCCAAGTAAAAGTTTGTTAACGGACGGTATAGGCAATAACTTGTGTTCAGATACATGCACTGCATCATTCCACACACCCTGATAAATTGGCTTACCCGTTGATACGCTGCCGTATTCGTTGGCTAGGTTAACCCTGATCCAATCGTCCTTTTTACCTTGCACTTGGTTAATGTAGTAACCATCTGGCAAGTTATTAATGTTTTCGGCGTTTGGATTTGGCTCCCATGTAGTAACGCGTGCGTTAGGTGGCCCCGTTACTGTGCCAATCACACCACCTGGCTGACGTAAGAATGTCCAGCCTTTGGGGTGTTCTTTTTCTGCTAGTTCGTAATACCAGTGATCGGTATCAGGCGCGTTAGTGTCGCCTATAATGCCATGCCAGCTTGGCGCTACGTCTTTGGGGTAGCGTCCGTGTCGCCCGTCACACATATCAACTATGGCTTTGTCTAGCTCCTTGACTTCGTTTAGCCAAAACCCTGTGGCCTGTAATCCTCGCAGCTTCCTTACTGAGTCGGGCCTATCCAATGCCAAAAAAACCACCTCTGCAATTACTCGCGTGCCATCTTCTAGATCAAAGTCTAAATAGTGGGTAGGTGGAAAGTCCTTATTAAACTTGCCTAACTGCGTGTGTTCATTGTGATACAAGTCAGACCAATCTTTTATGGTTGTACCCGTTAAGTCAGGATAGGTATTTCTTACCGCTATCCAACGGCTTTTACGCGAGCCGTGTGCGTCCGGCGCTTGTTCACATATTTGGTCAAACACACGCATGCACGATACGGTTGTTTTACCTGAGCCAAGCGGGCCCATAATTAGCGTTACACGGTCGCGGCCAACATAATACTGATCGAGTACGTCACCTTGCGGCGCATACAAAAATTCATAAGTAGTTTGAGACACACGCGCTTACTGCTCTTTCTTCTTGCGGCCGGTCATATCTTTAACAACAACAAGCGGGCGCTTGTCGTCAATAACGAGTTTCTTAGTGAACATTTGTAGGTTTTGGCCTAGCAAGCGCAGCGCATCAATCTTGTCATTGAGCTTGTATTCAGTAATTGTGGCTACTTCGCCATCATCACCATCGCTTTCACTACGCACTTTCATGCCAGCAATAACACTGGCTGCATCATCGCTTAAGTTTTGTATGGGTATTGGGTTGCCGTTGGCATCAAAGAACTGACGCGCATCCATAAAACCTATTTTTGCAAGCTCTTGTACAATGCGGTCTACGGTTACATTGTGCGGCTCAGTTAAGTCGTTAAGCATTTCGTTAATGCGTGACTCACATTTTTTATATACACGCGTAGCTTGCTGCTTGGCTGCTTGCTTTTTATAGCCTGCGCGAATAGCCGCTTCGCCTTTGCTTCTATCAACCATAAATTCATAGCAGTACAATCGTTCAAGCGTTGTGTAGCCTGACCAATCGTATTCTTTGAATTTAGGCATTCACTACCTCAACGCTGATTGTGCTTTCTTTACCGCCGCAACTAACTCTAACACCTAGTGCCGCCGCGTCTGTTTCTGTTTGCCATGAGCGCTTTAACTCTGTACCGCTGCTAAACTCAGTGGTTACTTGGTCTGATTGCTGAACATACACATAGTTATCGCTCTTGTTTTGAATGCGCAGCACAGTACCAACGGTAACCGCATCAAATCCCGCTTGCTCGTTCAATAGCGCTATCAAGTCGTTATCTTTATTTGGCTTTACAATAATATCTGGTCTGGTTATAGACATTGGTTAATTCCTCAATGTGTTAAATACCACCGCAAATTAATGCGGTGGTTTTTGTTTATGCTGTTCTGGTTATTCTTGTTATGCCTATATAAGCAAAACCAGTACCACCAGTAGGGCTTGATGTAATACCTGTCGCAATCAAGTCAGAGCCTAGAACGCCCGTAAACTCTACTATTTCAGCCGGTGATGCTGTAACGTTTATAACTTTGGTTACGCCACCCACTACAATGTCGTTATTTCTTGTGTCTGTGGCATTTCTAGATGCAGTTAATCCAACCGTGTAAGTAGATGTTGGGTTAAGGGTAGCAGCGCTTAAGTCTACAGTTATTGTTCCGTCTTGCTTATATACATAACTTAACAAGCCACTGTTGTTTGTTAATGATATACTATCGTCTGTAGGGTCATTAACATTACCTCTTCCTAGCTCATCACTATGCCCGCCTGAACCTAACAGCGTTACCTCAGCACCTTCTACTACAGTCAAATCTACATTTTTAATATTAGATTTAGTTGAATCTATAGAAAACTCATTACTACCATCAGGGTATACATTAATTAAACCAAACTGCAAAACTACATCATTCCACCCTACAGGCTGAGGTATAGGTCCTAAGTTAGAAAACCTCTCAAAGGTGTTGTCAACTATGTAATTTCTAGTCATATCCTCACCAGTTGAGTTAGGGTGTATCCCGTCAACTTCAAACCAAGTGCCTTGATTGTCAAACGTTAAGCTGTACATATCTAGTGCTACATCTGCAAACTCAGCTATTAGAGGGTTGATTACATTTTCGTTATAAAGCTCACTTGGGTTGCTTGCTGGCGGTATGCGATAAGTTATGGTTGATAATGCAATCTTAAACCCTGCATCTTTTAAATCTTGAAGCATAGACCGCATATTTTCTTCCATAGTAGTCGCGCCACCCGGATAAGGGCCAGACTGACTTTGGTCATTACCACCCCCGTGAATTACAACTAGCGTCCTAGATGCGTTGGGTTGGAACTCAGAAATTATTGCAGGCAGCCTTGACTTCATTACCGTGGTGTTATCACCAGAGGTCGCCCTCTCGTGTACATTCACTGTAGCGCCCTTGGTGGCATATAAATTACTAGTTACTTGCTGATTTGCACCGCTAAATGATTGCTCCATTATTGAAGCACCGAAGATAACAACATCGTCAACTGGGAATGTAACAGGTTGTGGCTCATCAGCTGTTTTGCGCTTTAAAAACCCAGCTTGCTCTAATATTGGCGCATATACGATTTTAGGCATTGTTGCTTACTTCTTTATCGTCGTTAGCTGATGGCTGCTGTTCAATCATTTCTAAGCTATCTTGCTTTAATAGCTCGGCCATTCTTGCTTTATGAAACTCAGCATCTTCTTGGCGCTTTTGTAGCTCAAGTAAATGGCGTTTAACTTGGTATCGCCAGTTCACAAAAAACGTAATAGCAGTAAAAATAATACCGAGTATTAGCGCTATTTCATTTAGCGAAAAAAGCCCACCGGCGGCAGTGCCAATACTTGCGGTATAACTTGCTACTGTTACTGGTTTATCCATTGTCAATAATCCATTGTTTGATGCGTTCAATGCCTTTGTTGCATTCATCTATGTTTTGCTCTAACTGGCGGGCGTAATTTAATAAGCTAGCCGAATCGGTCATGTTAAAATTTGATTCCACTTCGCATTGCTTGATTATTTGTAAGGGCGGTGTCACGTACTTGTACTGCGTTTGCACTACTGTTCTCGTCACAACTTTTGTTGCTGGCGTACTTGAGCAAGCTGATAGCATCGCAAGGAATAGCGCTATTAGCCCAATCTTTAACGGCTTTATCATTTGACGACCTTAATTTTGCAATTTGAGTTTGCGCGAAGTGGAACTGTTTGTTTAATTTGGCAATTTCAGCGCTGTGCTGTGCGTTAATTTTGGCAAGTGATTCACGCTCTTTCATTAGCTTGACGTTTGCTTGCTCTGATAATTTAACGCTTTGTGTTAGATATTCAGCTTGGATGGATGCGTTCTCTATTGCTAAATCCTTTTGCTCAATAGTTTGCTTGGCTGTTTTAAGTTCAGCTTTAATGCTGCTTGCTGAATAAGTCAGTGCCGCTATTGCAATTAACAGCCCTACTATAATCAGTCGCTCAACACTACCAAGTAGCTTTAGCATTGCTAACACCTTTTAAGCACATTTGACGCTCTTGCTCTCTGCGTTTTACAAGCCCCGTAAGCTTGCGCCCTTTGGCATAAACCCAGCGTGATAATTCATCACAAGCAAGATTGCGCTGATTTTCGTTTAAATAACGTAGTAATGAGCTGCGGCGAAAGTTACCCGCGCCCACGTTATAAATAAAAGAAAGGTAAGCCATATGCTCACCCTGAGAAAGTGGAACGTTAACCGCACTCATTAGCTGCTTGTTATGCTCTGCTAGGTCTTGGGCTAGCAGGTTTAAGCATTCATCTTCTGTGTAGCGTTTACCTGCTTGCGCTGTTTTTGTGTGGCCGTAGCACGTTGTTTCAATACCAACGGGATCAACATAGCCGGTTAACTCTTTACCCTCAAAGTTAGCAACCGTAACACCAACCGCAGCAAGAACACCTGATAAGCCAAGTGCGATTAAACTTTTAGCTTTCATAACACCCACCATCTAAATTTGTTTCGCGCATAAAAAAGCCCAGCGGTTAGGCTGGGCTTACTAAGGAGTAAAATGACTAATAAAACCTTACTTTTGTGCGCATACGAAAAAGCCCGCAGTTAAGCGGGCTTTTCTAGCTAGGCGTAAAATACCTAGCTTGGTGAAATAGTAGCAATAAGTGGTCGAAAGTCAAGATTCAACTTTATCTATATTGGCTAGTTTATATTCAAGGCTGCTTATTTGGCTATTCTTCGCGTAAAGCTCGCCCTGGTAAGTTGTAATTGTTTCTTGTAGCAGTTCAATATAATCAACTACTGCGCTATCTAATTCACCCAACTCAAGCATTGCCATTACTTTTGCTTCGGTTGCTTCAATCTCTTTTTTAGTTTTATCAGTCATTGCCTGCTCCCATAACTTTAAAGTCATCATCTGTCATTTGCATTGCTAACTGCCTAGCAACTTGCTCGTGTACGCTTAATTCATCCAAGATAACAGCTTTCCTTTCCTTTTCGCTTATATCGCGCATTAAGCTAGGCGGAATAACCAGCCTTTGAGTAAAGCTCTTGCCTCTACGGTTAATTATTTCATTTAGAGCTTGCGGCCCAGCCTCTGCATTGCCAATAGTATCTTTCAAGTAATCAGGCTTGGCCTGCTCATGGTATGAGAACAAAGCACCGATTATGCTGAGTTTGAATAGTTTCATAGTCCGGTCATCCTTATGAAATGCTTGATTTCTTCCCTGGCAAGATTTTTTGCGCACTTAGCAATATTGTTTTCTATCTCTTTGTGAAAATCAAGCACCGCTTCTTTCGTGTTTAAATCAGCGGGAAGTTTAACCTTATTGGTGTAAGTCCCTAAATCAATCGTCATGGAGTCGGTCCCCATGTGAATTATATATCCATACCTACAATGAAAAGTGTCCACCCCATTTTCAGGACTGAACCCCATTGAAATAATAGACTCTTCCAGCCTTGTTATTTTATCTATAACAATGTGGTTGCCATTGATGCTTACCGTTGCCATATCAGCCCACTTCCCTATATTCGTTTTCGCTTTCAATCTTGCGTAATATGTCTTTAGCATATGCAGCGGCGTCGCCCGCTTCTGTGTGCAGCGTATCAACAGTGCCCATGTAAATATCGTACCACTTGCGTTTAAATGTGTCTCTGCTAAAGCCTTTACCCAACGGTAGTGCCTGCAGCACCATTCGGTGCAACTCGCGCCCGCTTGGTACAAACGAACCTACCCCATGGCACTTAGAGCATTCAATCATTCCTTGCCCCGCTTTCATGAATAAACCTGTACCTTTGCATCGTGAACAAGCAGGACTATCGCACACTTCAATTACGGCAACTGTAGCAAGCGCCTGTGATATAAACTCATCATAGCCCTGACTTATTAACGAACGCATTAACGCGTCTTGCAATAAAGCCTTTGCTGATTCGTCCATCGCTATTTGCGCATCAAGTACCGCGTTACCAATTGGGTGCTTGTGCTGTACTTGGCCTAGTATGGCTAATATCTCTTCTTTGGTGATTGCGTTAGCGCTGCGCGTAAGCATTGCAGGATCGCAATTTATTGTTCTTGGTACTTGTCTGCTGTAAAGCAATTGTATTGACATCATCGGTATGCGCCCCATGTGTAAGAAAATGTTTACAAAACGGGTAAAGTACACAATTTTTAACATTTCCAATTGTAATAACTTTCCCGCCCACTTCGCTAATTAGTTTTATTAGCCTTTTAAATCAGTTATTTATCACCCATAAAGCGCCACCAATGCGGCATCGCGCTTATCTTCGTTGCTTCGCCCTTGCCAGCCGGTTAACTTGTTAAAGTAAACAGCATTATTTTTAGCTTGGCGTTTAACAGGGCCCTTAAGTGGTTTTACTAACTTCACTTTATAGCCTTGGCTTTCTAGCACTTGCTGAATGAGTGAGCCGGTGGCTTTGCACTTCCCTACGTCCTGACAAATCTTTTCACGTATAGAGCGCTTGTTTTTAGCTTTTGCACCAAATAGCGGCTTTATAGCGCTTGGGTTCTCAAGCTTAATTAAAATACTTTGCTTATCACCTGCGGCGGCTATGTACTCAAACAAATCTACAAAGCCTAATGACTCTAAATGAATAATCGTTTCATTTTGGGTAACTGCTATGCCGCTTTTAACAAAGTCGGGATCAATACCAATGGTTATTTTCATTTAGCCACCTGTATCAATTCTTGCTCTAGTAAAAGCTTTTGCGTTCTAACCATGCCCTCATAGGCATAAACCATCACTTCGTTTGCGCTTCCTTGGCGTACTCGTCTATCAATTACATCGTGACAAGCAGAGCATGCGTAAGTGGCATGTATATCGTCACACTTCTGGCCCATACCCGAACCTTTACCAACATGGGCAAGTATTACGGTTTCAGAGTTATGGTTGCATACACTTGGTATGCGCACTTGGCAGTTTTGACCGCGAGCGCTGTTACGTATTTTTTTACTAATGAGCGACATTGTTTGACTCCCCGTAAATGGCTAAGTGATATAAGTCCTCTGGTTGAGGTAGCATGAGCTCTAAATACTCAGCGCAATACTGCTCCATCCAATTTAGGTATTCGCAAAACTCCTTAGTGTTTAGTTTGCGTGTGCGCTTGCGTACGATGATTGGTTCTTCGTTACCGGCTTGAATGACTTTCACGCCAAACTTTTTCCGAACAAATACTTCGTGCACATCTTCCGAGCTGTTTTCTTGACCAAAGTGATCACGAAAATGATTAGCTATTTCTTGGTTCCACATCCAAAGCAATCTATTTTGAGCTAATGAGCGTTTAGCCTTGTGTTCTTTAAACTCAATAACCACGTTCTTGCCTTGGCGTAACAAGTCTCTTACTGCTTGGCCTATCTGCGGCATGAAGTATTGGACATTAGTAGCGGTTAGCACTTTCTTACTCATCGTCGTTACTCGCTATCTCAACAAAGCACTGGCCATTAATATCTATGGATGCACTTTGCTTTGTGCTTATCACTCTTGAGCAAGCAATAAAGCCTAATTTATTGCCATTCTGGTTTATCTTCTTTCTGTAGCGCTGGCCTGTTCTGACTAGAATAAATTCAGTACCTGGCTTAAGTTCGTTTAGCTTCATGACGCCACCTTTGCCCTGTATGTTTTTTCAAGCTCAGCGTTAAGCGAATAGCCTTGGTTAGCTGGCACTTTGTTTGATGTAAAGTTACCGGGGTTCGCTTTAATGTTTTGCATGCGGTTAGCCGCTTGGCGGTTTTGGCTATGTGAATTATTGCGCTGTGCGTGTTTGTTCTTAGCCGCTTCTTTTTGGTCCTTAATGTACTGCGGCACACTATCAACACCATGGGCTTTAGCGTGCCTTGCCATAGCGCGGTTAGCTTCTGCTGTTGCAAAGCCAATCTGTTTTGGTGTTGGGTTACTTATCCCCTCAAGCGCTGCCGCCTTAGCTGCTTTTGCGTCAACCAATGCCGCTTGGTAATCGCTACCTAAAATCTGCTTAAGCGCACGAATAAACTCTTTTTGGTCTTGCTCGTATGATTTCATTCCGCACCCTCCGCAATTGTCGTTGTTGGGAATACGTACTCAGCACCACACTCAATATCTCTACAGTAGATTAAATCGTTATCCCAGCCACCACCGTATAGCGCAATAGTGTCACAGCCACATACTTCGCATTTAATTTGACGCTCTGCGATTTCTTTAAATAGAGTCATAGTCCCTCCCTTGTGCCGTATGTGCAGTAGTCTTTACCGCGAGCAGTTACTAAAACCATGCCTTTTTCTTTGCACACGTTTTCACGCGCCTCATCAAGCTGCTGCGCACATGAGCCAATATACAAAAACACATATATCGCTAAAGCAACGGCTAAAAAACCCTTTAAAACAACTGTAATTTTTTTGTATTTGTTCACTTTAAAGCCCTCCGCTTTAGTTGCTCACGCAAAGCTGTAAGTTTTTGTTCTGTGCCTTCGCTGCGCGGGCCTTTTGCAAGCTGCGGCAACAAAAAATCACGATTAATCTCTTTGTGTGCTGCATGCTGCTTAGGCTTTTGACAAAGCGACAAAAGCTTAGGGATTGACGGTGGATGCTCTGCCCCACTCTCAAGCAATTTAATGCTCGCGGCGGCAACATCATCGGGGCTTTTAAACTTTTCAGTGAGCAAGCCAAGCAAATATTTAAAATCATCACTCCCCAGTCCCCCATGTTCCCGCGTCCACCGGCCCGTAAACATTTGGTCCAGACGAGTCCACAGGGCTACTACCGCTTTCTCTAGGTCCGGCGAGTCCGCGTGATTCCAAGTACGCTTGTGCGTCTGCGTATCGGGTATTAGGATTCGACCGCAATTGTCGATGTGATTGGCTTGTAAGATTGTGCTGACTGCTTTCATGGTTTGCCCCCGTTGTGTATTCATCGTTCCAGCGCTCTTGATTCAAAAAAGTGGCCGGCATCGGGATAAATTGCCCGCTGTCTTTGGTCCACTGCGGATCGTCAAGTTTGCGTTTTTCAACATGGCTAATGATTTCGCCAACCAAGGTTTTAAATTCATCAGGCTTGGTTTTGAATTTTGCTGCGATTTTTTCAAACGCCTTGCGACCAGTGGGTTTTGATTTTTTGCTTGGGTACGATTTCCAAAACGCATCAAACAACGCAGTCACCCCCTGGGGGGTAAGGGGGGTTATTAGATCTTTATTATTAATATCATTCTTATTTAGTGATTCACTTCGTGTTTCATTGCGTGATTCACTTCGTGTTTCACAACTAGCTGCAACGCCTTTTATACCAAGGCTTTCACGTGTTTCACTTCGTGCTTCATTACGTGTTTCACTTCGTGTTTCACTTTTTTGGTTAAATTTTGAGTAGTTTGGTAGGCTAATTACAGTGCATTGCGTCACTGTTCTGCCTATAGATTTACGTGTTAAAAAACCATCTTTTTCAAGTTTTTCTAGCGCTCTGTTTGTAGCTGTTGCTGCTGAGCTTTCTGTTTTATATAGCGAGTTTATAGCCGCTTTTGCTGCCAGCTCTCTCACAGTCGTTACAAACTGCCCAGCGCTTAATTTAAGCCTGTTACTGCGGTACTCAATACTTAGCGCCTTAAACGCCGCGTTACGTATTAAATACTGCGCTATAAGCATGCACACGCCGTCATTACTCCACGGTTGCTGGTCAATGCTTCTGTACGTACTAGCAAAGCCGCCTTTTTCACTCATAAGCTGCCGCCGTTCTTTTTCGTTAAGTCCTCCCTGTTTATCAGGGAACTTGTAAACTTCTGCTAAATTAGCCATAATTACCTCGATGAATTGAAACCCGCTATCGTGCCTCCTAAGCTGATGCGGGTTTTGTTTTATCTGCGGTCTACACCTGTAGGCCGCGCTTTAATTTTCTTATCTTCTTTTAATCGCCTGCGCCCTTTAATAAAGCTGCCTAAAAAGCCAGCTACAAAAGCAACGCACGCTAATATGCTTAACAAGTCTGAAAGAGCGTTTTTTTCACTAACAAGTAAACTCGCCAGCATTAACAGCAAGCCAATATTTAAACCGTGCCAAAAAATAAATCGCATACTCACACCTATCATTTGTAAGTTGCCCCCTCGTTGTTTTAAGCTGCAAGTGCGAATCACAACACAACAAAGGGGCAAACATGCCTTACTCATACACCTGTATCGTCTGTCAAAAGACCAAACATGATCACCCAACACTCAGGCTTAAACCTTTGCACCGCTATGGCGCCGACATATGCAGCGCATGTAGCGAAGCAAACCACGACGGCCTACGCCGTGAAATGCAAGAACGCCTAACGCAATCCTGCCTAAATGAAAAACTGCCACCGCCCAAACTTAACGAAGAGGGTGTATTCCCCATCATTTAATAAATTATTAGTCGCGGTTAACCCCAGCTCGCCTGCTCGGTAAGTGTCAAAGTGTGCCGAAATATAAAAGCGCAAAAAATAAAGGCTAAGCATGCTTTGCGCTCTTAATCCCCTTTGCACATAACCGCCCGTTTGTGTGCTGCGTTTAATCGCGCGAATAGTTGAGACTGAATTTTCACCTTTAGTCCAAAACAGCGTTGGTAACTTATAAAGCTTGCGATTACTTGCGCGCTTGCCGAAGCCAAAAAATACATTCGTATTAAACTTCCCGCGTCTTGCGTTATTAGTTCCGTTTAACTGAAACGAAAACCAATCGCATGAAAAAGCAAATAATGTATTTTGGTTAAGCTCCATACTCACCGCCTAAACTGCTTTCGTTTGATTTCTTGCATTTCTGCACAACCAATACATAAATTGGTATTCACTGCCTTTCGGCGTTCTTCTGGTATTTCGTTACCGCATTCAATACATTCATCAGTTGCAACAACCTCAGTTTGTTTTAAATTGGCAATTTGCCGCGCTTGTTCGCGGTCTATTTCTATTTGTGCGTTATCTGCTGCATCCATAAATAAAACCTAAAATTAAAACTGATTAAAAAGCGCCCTTTTGTCTGCTAGCATGCAAGTGCGAATTACTAAACCAACAAACAAAAGGACAACAACATGGAACTAGAAACTTTCTATAACGATGCCGTCGCTGTACTTAACTCTCTTGAAAAAGACTTTCCCAAACCATTCAAGCCTGAGGAAAAACCAGACGTCGATTTTCATAAAGGGCTACTGATTTTTTTAGAATCAGAAGGGCTTATAAAACAACACACCGATGGCTGGTATACACTCACAGCAAAGTCGCTAGCATTATTTGGTATTGACCTTGAGAAAGACTTAAAAGAAGCCCTTTCAAGCAAATAAAACAACAAATAACACCCACGGCCTTAAGCACTTTAAGGCCGATATTTAACTAAAACATCATGGCGAAAAGCGTCCCGTAACGTCTTGCACGCTTTGCTATTACCCGCTTCTGTTCTTATTCCCTCAAAACCATACCTTTGCATCACAGCGTCAATTTCTGCTCTAGCATTCGTTACTCGGCTTAAATATTCAGCATCAAAATCAGGCATGGTTAGTACTGCTGGGTTGTAGCGGTGAAGCGCTTCGCGTTCTTCACTCAACGACAAAATCTGTTGCGCATCAGCAACAGGGCAAACCTCAACACCATTGCAATAAAACCCGTCTTCTTCTTTATCGCCAGCTAAGGCCTTTATAAAAACGCCTGCACAAGCACGCCCATCAAGCGAAAACTTATAAAACTTGCCATCAACAAGGTCTTTAATATCTAAGTATTTATCACTCATCACGCCACCTTTAAGCTCTCGGCGCGACCTGGCAGTTTGCGTCCTACCATTTCGCGTAATTCAGCGACAATTTGTAAAGTGCTAGTGATAGACTCAAGAGCTGTCTTTTCAATAATCGTAAAGTCAGTCTCGGTAATATGGTTATGCTCTAGCGCTACTCGCATTGATTTAGCCAGCTCGCCTTGAGACTCCATCAAAGACAGGTTTAATACTGTTAATTCTTCTCTGGTAAGGTTTGCATCTGGCAGATCAAATAGAACTTTCCCGGCATGCAAGGCCATTGCGTTTAATATTCTAAAGTCTTGCGTGATCAGCTGTATTGCTTCTGCTTCGATCAATCCAAGCATGTGAGAATCAACATTTTGATTAAGCTTGTTGCTCAGCGTTGTTGCTGACTTTCCCATTTGTCTAGCAATATCAGATATATTGTAATCACGAGTAAAACTTGCTGCGGCTTCTGATACACAGCGATAAGCTACGGGCAAGTTTCTCGTACTCTTTTTAGATAAAAGCATCTATAGTTCTCCTATGCTGCTGATTTGGGTTGAGAGTTCGAATCGTAAAGAGATAAATCAACTTTAAGATCGCAACCGTCAAGACTTTGGATTTGGTAAGCCCTTAAAAGCGGGATAACTTTTCCCCACTTACCTACTGCGTTATGACTAATGCCGAGCACTCTGGCGACCTCGCTTTGGTTACCAAAGTGCTTTATGACTGCGGTTTTATGCATTTCAGCACCTTTATTTTTGGAACTTTAGTAACCAATAGTAACCGTAGTTCCATATTAGATCAAGTTAAAATGGAACTATAGAAACGATGACTTATAAGGCCCAACAATGTAACCTAGGTTCCATTATGCAAAATGAACGTATTAGAACGCTGCGCAAAGCAGCCAAGTTGAGTCAGCAAAGCCTAGGTGATGCGTGCGGTGTAGACCGCGCTGCGGTTACTAAGTGGGAGCGAGATCCAACAGTAAAAATAAATGGGGATAGCCTTTTAAAGCTATCTAAAGCGGTAGATTGCACGCCTGAGTATATTCTTTACGGTGAAAAAGTCGGTGTTCCATACAAAAGAACAGAAAAGCTAACATCTAACGTTGCTGAGCTTGGCGTTATTTATGAGTGGTCAGGCAGTACGGATCTTGAAGATGACGAGGTAGAAGTGCCATTTTACAAGGAAGTTGAGTTAGCGGCCGGTGCTGGTTCGTTGGTTAAAAAAGAGGACTCAGGATTTAAACTGCGCTTCGCCAAATCAACATTAAAACGCTATAACGTAGATGCAGCGTGTGCAGCATGTGTTACTGTTAGTGGTGATAGTATGGAGCCTGTTTTACCAGACAAAGCAACCGTAGGAATAAACACAGCCAACACCAGGATTAAAGATGGCTCAATGTACGCCATTGATCATGACGGCTTTTTAAGAGTTAAAGTTGTTCATAGATTACCATCAGGTGGAATAAGACTTAGAAGCTTTAACCGAGATGAGTACCCGGATGAAGATTACGACAGTGAGCAGTCTAAAGATATTAAAGTTTTAGGCTCAGTGTTTTGGTACTCTGTAATGGTTCAGCAATAATTAAAGCTGGCATAACAAGCCAGCTTTAAACTAAATTAAAAACTACTATCGACAATTGAATAGTTAACCTCGTAAACCTCACTATTACTTTCCTTTCTCACATACTCAGCCTTTACAACCCCAACATCTGGATGAATCCAGTAAGTACCAACAATGCTTTTGCTTAAAGTAGGAAAATATAAATCTTCTCTTAAATAAGTTATTTTTAAAGGGTATGTTTCAAAAGTTCCCAATTGCGTATCAACAATTACAGTATCGCCCATCTGTAGCGTGTGGGTAACTGCATATTCTTTATCAAATCTCCCAGAGAACCAAGAGCCCTCAAAGCCAGTTTGAGTGTACACATCTGATTTAAAATACTCGCCAGGCATCGTCAGTAAACCGATGCAATTGTCATTAACCTCATATCTAGCGCAATTATATTCAGACGTATCGCTGTTATATATAGTGTAGATTTCAGCGCTTTCAGTTTGTATTACATGGTACTTATCTGTAACAACGTCGCCTGACTCTAATGTAACCAACTGTGTAATTAAAAAATCTTTCCCTGAATCAATATTAAAAGGCTCAATAGGGTTTTGATATTGAGTTAATACAGTTGCGCTTTGATCAAAGCCAACGTAAGTATCGCTCTCTCTAAGCTTAACGCGGCCATCGTACTGAATGTAATCTCCCGCAGAGTATTTAACCAATGAAGAGTTGTTAATTGGATAGTCAACAGAGCTTACAGGCGGCGGATTAACAATAACACCACCACTCCCAGAACCGGAGTCACTGCCACCACCTCCACACCCAGCAGCAAGCGTAGCCGTTGCAACCATAACCCCTAAAAATTTTATTTTCATCGCGTTAAATCCCTCTATATCAATGATTATCAAGCTCTAAGAAGATATTAACCCTCAATTAATAAAAAATAAATGTAACTTTAGTTCCATTTATACTTGACGCATTTTGGAACTTTGGTTACATTGTAAAGCATCAAATGAAACTAGGGTTACAAAAATGGATATTAAAGCAAATACATTCCCCGCTTTATCGCTTGATGCGAAAACGCTCATTGAAGCCTTGGCGGTTGAGTCATTTAATTTTCGCCATAGCGTGCATGTAAATGTGGTTACTACAGCAACCGACCCATCAATTTGCGTATTTATTTACGTCAATGGCAGGTGCGAAAAATCAATAACTGTTTTTTTAACAGATGCCGACGCAGTTGAGCAGCTAGAAGCGGCATACAACACAGTGCGCAACTTTAAAAAACAAGGCGCACTACCCCAATCAAACCTTAAGTTAGCAGGTTAAGAATCTAAAAAACCATCAATCGGAGTTGAATTATGAGTAAAGCATTAACGCAGTTAGCAACTCGCTTATCAATGGATGAGCAAGAAGTTGAAAACGTAATATTAAACACGGTTATGCCTTCTGGAAAGCCAGTAACGCGAGAGCAATTTGCATCGTTCATTGCGGTGGCTAACGAATATAGCCTTAACCCACTTGTTAAAGAAATTTACGCCTTTCCAGCTAAAGGAGGAGGGATACAGCCAATTGTTTCTATAGATGGTTGGTTGCGCATCATAAATAGCCATCACGATTTTGACGGCATGGTGTTTAACGACATTAGAGACGGCGCAAATCTTATTGCTGTTACGTGCCGCATATTTAAAAAGAATTGCCAGCACCCTATTGAGGTGACCGAGTACATGGAAGAGTGCAAACGCACTACCGATACTTGGAAACAGTGGCCTGCCCGCATGCTGCGCCATAAAGCAACCATTCAAGCGGGCCGTTATGCGTTTGGCATTTCAGGAATTATTGATCCAGATGAAGCTGAGCGCTTTAAAGACTCCGGCGCAATCGTGACTGAAAAAGAAGTAAACCCAGCCAATAAGCCAGCGCAACTAGATTACTACCCTAGCGAGCATTTTAACGCGAACTTTCCTAAGTGGGCGCAAGCCATTGAGTCAGGAAAAATGAGCGCAGATCAAGTTATTGGAAAAGTTCAATCGAAAGCAAAGCTAACCGAAGATCAAATAAACACAATTCACTCAGTACAAGTAAAAGGAGCAGCATAATGAGAATTTTAAACTTAGTACAAGGTTCAGCAGAGTGGCATAAAGTGCGCAGTGCACATTTTACGGCAAGCGAAGCGACCGCAATGCTTGGCCTTAGTAAGTACAAAAGCCGCAACCAATTGTTAAAAGAAAAGGCCACCGGTGAAGTGCCAGAAGTGACAGCACAGCAGGAAAAGATCTTTTCAGCGGGCCATGAGTATGAAGCAATGGCACGCCCTATCGCTGAACGCGTTGTTAATGATGAGCTTTTCCCGGCAACTGGCACGCAAGAAGTTGACGGCCTGCCACTCTTAGCATCATTCGATGGCATTACCATGCTTGAGGATCAGGCATGGGAACATAAAACGCTTAATAAACTGTTAAGCGATGCAATACCTAACAATGAAATGCCAGATGAATACTGGCCGCAGCTTGAGCATCAGCTATTGGTATCAGGTGCAGAGCGCACTTTATTTATGGCTTCTCAAGGCACAGAAGAAACAGCGTTGCATTGCTGGTATGAGTCAGTGCCTGAGCGCCGCGAAAAAGTAATTGCTGGGTGGCATCAATTTGCAAATGATTTAAGCAACTACGTTGAAGAAGAGGAAAAGCAAAAGGTTGAAGCGCAACCAATACGCGACCTACCTGCAATCGCTTATAAAATGGATGGGCTAACACTTACCAGTAACCTAAGTGAATACAAAGCAGCAGCAGAAGACTTAGTTGAGAAGTCAAAGAAGCGATTAGAGTCTGATCAGGACTTTGCTGACGCTGAAAGCATGGTCAAAGTATTTAAAAGCGCTGAAACAAAGCTAGAAGCCATGGCGGGAGTTGTACTTGGTGAAGTTCAAGACATTGACGCATTCGTTAAAGATTTAAACTTTATAAAAGAGCAATTGCGCCAGGCTCGATTAGCAACCGAAAAGCAAGTAAAAAGCCGCAAAGAAGAAATAAAAAACGATGCGATTATTAACGGTTCTGTATCTTTAGCATCACACATCAATGAGCTTAACGCAGAGCTTGCGCCGTTCAAACTGCCACCATCAACACTTGACCTTAAAAGCGAAATAAAAGGCAAGCGCACGCTAGAGTCAATCAGCAACGCCATAGATACAGCGGTAGCCAATGAAAAAATAAACCTTTCATCTACCGCTCAGCACATGCGAATGAATATAAGCACGCTTAATGAGCTTGCGCATAATTATCAGTTTTTATTTAACGATATACAGCAACACTTGCTTGCAGATAAAGAGCAGTTTACGCACCTAATAAATGGCCGTATAGCCCAATACGAACAAGAGCAGGCAGAGCTCGAGCAACAACGCCAAGCTAACGCACAAGCCGAAATTGATGCACAGCAACAAGCAGCGCAAGCCGATTTAAACGCGCAGCGCAACGCAGAGCATCAAGCAATTGAAGCAGAGCAATCAAGCTCACTCCCTCTTGAGCAGCAAGAGCATGAAGCATTAACCGAAGTTAACCGCATGCTAGGACAAAACGAACCGCTATTAGGTGAGTCGTTCAAGTCGCCAGTGTTTGAAAGCACAAGCGCCCCAACCGATTACACACCACTTGATGTATGGCCAAGCGATGCAGACCGCGCAGAAAACGAAGAGCTAGGCCGTATCTGCGACCAACTTGATTTAGCTGAATGTCATATCGAAGCGCAGGACGTTCGCATAAAAGATTTAGAGCAACGCTTAAACAAAGCTCACGCAGCTTAATTGAACGGCTTAATTTAACCACCAACCCATTATAAAACTAAGGCAAATACCATGAAACCATTAGTAAGTTACGACACAGAAACAACCGGCATCCCAGATTGGAAAACCCCAAGCGATGGCGAGAACCAGCCGCACATTGTGCAAATTTCAGCAGTAAAGCACGACCCTGAAACAAAAGAGCTGATCGGCGAGCTAGATTTAATTATCAAGCCCGATGGCTGGGTTATCCCGCAAGAAACAATCGATATTCACGGCATTACTAACGAGCATGCAATCGAAGTCGGCATCCCTGAAAAAGAAGCTATCCAACAGCTTTTAGATTTTTGTGAAGGCTCTGAGCGCATCGCATTCAACAGAACCTTTGACCAACGCATTGTTCGCATTGGCTTGAAACGCTTCTTTGATGAAGCGGTACAAGAAAAGTGGGCGCAAAAAGATGACCATCATTGCTCTATGTTCCTTGCTAAAAAAGCCATGAAAGCCGGTAAAAATCCAAAGCTGGTAGAGGCATATAAGCACTTTACAGGCAAAGAGCTTGAAGGCGCCCATAACGCATTAAATGACGCTAAAGCAAGTATGGCTGTTTATTTTGCAGCAACTGAACCAAGCGAACCAGAAAAAGGCGAAGCCGCTTAATTTTAACTCCGACCTGAGCCAAGCGCCCGCGGGCGCAGCTCTTTTAACGAGGTTTATATGACTAATTCACGAGTTCCACAGCTACGCATGGTTGAGCACCTTGCCAGCGACAACATAACAGTTGGCTTAGCAACAGTAGTAAGCGCTAAAAAAAACAGCTTAGACGGCTGGGCCTTACCAGGCTGTAGGTTCACAACAAACCGAGATAAAGCCCATAGCGTGTGCGCAAAAATGCACTACTTAATCGAGGGCTTAGGCGGTATTAAGCCAGCAGAAAAAATTAACCGAGCAGCGTAAGCAATAAGGAATAAAAATGAGCAACGAAACCAAAGAAGTATTTGAACCAACAATTGATCCAAGCAGCACTACAGTTCAAGAAATGTTTGGCAGTATTCTTAGTGAAAAAATCCAAGCTGGCGCGCTTGAAATAGCAATTAGCAAAAAGGTCGATTCGCTTATCGAAGAAACCGCTAACGATGTTTTTCGCAGTTACAGCGATTTAGGCAAAGCCCTAAAAGAAAAAATGACTAAAGCCATCATGCCGCAGCTAGAAGAAATGGATGACTTACCAACGTATCACGACTTTGTATTAAACCGCTTAAAAGTAGCAGCGCAAGGGTTTTACGACTCACGCCTAACCGAGGTTCTAGATAAAGAGTTTGCAGAAATAATGGCAGAAGTGCCAGAAAAAATAACGCTTTCTTACATTGTTGAGTCGCTACTAAAAGACGCTCAAGAAGATGGTGATGGCGAGGGTGAAATAACGCTGATTATAGAAGATTTTAAAGATAAACATGATTGGAAATTTGGCGAGTATGGCGACTCACTCTCTGTATATATAGATAAAGAGCCTGATCAAGATAGCCGTAACTGCGCCTACGACCTGCATTTAAGTAAAGACAAGGAAACTGGCAAGTATGACATTTTAGGTATTCGAGTTGACGATAAAAAGCCCGGTGAAGCGATGTCTATGGGCCGCTTATATGGTATGGAAAAAATACTTTTCAATGTGTACGCAATGAAAGGCCGCATCGAACTTGACCAAGGGCTTGATGCCGACGACTACGACACCACCTGGTACCACTACTAATGCTACACGATTACATGGCAATCAAAGGTAACAGCTCAAGCGCTATTGCAAAGCAGCAGCGCAAAGAGTTTTTAAAGATGGCAGCAGTAAATACAGTACGCGTTTTAGTGCTAGCCATCATCGTTTTAATAACAACTAAGTAAGGAGTAAGTAATGGCTAACGATCTAAATCAAGCTAACTTTATCGGTAGATTAGGTAAAGACCCTGAAATTCGCTACACCCAATCAGGGCAAGCTGCGGCATCATTTTCTATTGCTGTTGGTAGCAAATGGAAAGATAAAAACACAGGCCAGCAAAAGGAAAATACCGAATGGGTAAACCTTGTTGCGTTCGGTAAGCTAGCCGAAATAATGGGCGAATACCTGCGTAAAGGCTCACAGATTTTTGTTACAGCAAAATTCAGAACCAGAAAATGGCAAGACCAAAGCGGCGCAGATCGTTATACGTCAGAGTTTGTAGTAGAAAATATGCAAATGCTCGATTCGCGACAAGATAATCAACATCAGGGCAACCAAGGTAATAATAATTACCAAGGCCAACAAAACAACCACGCACAAGGCAATAATCAAGGCCAAGCGCAGGGTAATAATTCTTACAGCAATAGTAATAATAATTACCAAGGCAACAACCAAGCTCAGCGCCAAAATAACCAAGGCCAACAGCAAGGAGGTCAAGCGCAGCAAGGCGTATCAAATAGCCAATACATGAGCGGCGGGCAACAGCAAGGCACAGCAAGTAACCCGATGAGCCCAACCATAGACTTTGACGACGATATTCCGTTCGCGCCAATCGGCTTGCAATACCCAGCACTCTTAATGTGCATGTAAGGAAGTTCCTTTTTTAGATCATGTTAGCTTTAAAAGTGTAGGAGGTTATTTTGAGCAGAAACGAAATAGAAATAGGAAAAGCTGGAGAATACCTTGCTGTTTTTGAGTTAATGAGATCTGGCTTCGTTTCTTTTCTAAGTGATCAAGGTCTCCCTTACGACATTTTAGTAGATGTCAACGGGGAGATACTTAGAGGGCAGGTAAAGTCTACGGAAACACATAAAGATTACGGCAGGAGCTTCAACGTTGCTAGGTTCGGAACTAGAGGCGGAAAAGGCGCATTGAGGAAAAACTCAATTGATAATTGTGACTTTTATGTGTTTGTACTTCTCGATTTAAAATTAGTCTCTTTTATGCATGTAAATGAGCTTGAGAGCAAGAAGAACAAAGGGTTTGTGAAACAAACAATTGAAATGAGAAGTAAGAAATTCGGCATCAATGCAAGAAAAAACAATTCAAGAATTATGCTCATAGAAGATTTCTCTGACTTCAACCAGGTGGTGAATATTCATAAAGGCATGATTAGGGAGCTTAGTTGTGAAAAATAAAGAATCAATTTTTTCAGAGTTTAAAGGCCAAAAATTTAATCTGATTTACTCGGATCCTGCTTGGCAATTCAGCAATAAAAAGACCGGCGGCAGTATGAAAAGCGGTGCAGCACATCACTACAAATCAACAATGAGCGTAGACGAGCTAAAAGCGATGCCTATTGATGATATTGCAGCGGACGATTGCATATTGGTTATGTGGTGGGTTGGTTCAATGCCACAAGAAGCCCTAGACGTTGTTAAATCATGGGGCTTCACAATTAAAACGATGAGCGGGTTTGTATGGAACAAACTCACTGTTAATAACAACCCCGTGTTTGGTATGGGCTTTTGGACACGCCAAGGTAGCGAGTCGGCCATTATAGCAATCAAAGGCAAACCAAAGGTAGCAAGCCGTTCAGTGCGAGCCGTTGGTAATTATGACGCGGCAAGCCTAGACGACTTATTAGGCTTTACTGTTTTTAGTGGTGCATTCCCTGTTTTACAGCATAGCGAAAAGCCTAACAAGTTCAGAGAGGCCTGCGTTGAATTGGCCGGTGACGTACCGCGTATTGAGTTGTTTTCACGCAAGCGCACAAAAGGCTGGGCTGTTTGGGGTAACGAAGTGGGTAAGTTAAATAAAAGGAAAGCAGCATGAAAAAATTAAGTGAGCAGGATATAAGCCTAATTTTAGAGCTCGTTAAAACACTGCCTATAACAGAGGTGGCAGATAAGTTTGACGTTTACCCTGAAACGATCCGTTACCACATGAGAAGAAATAGTGTTGAACTTAAAGGTAGCGTGCCTGCGCTGAAAGTTGAAAATGCCAATGTACCAGAACAGTTAAAAACCAAAAGTATTGCGGTTATAGCAAAAGAAATCGGTGTATCAACTGGCACAATTTACTATCAGCTAGAAAAGAAAAATATAACAAAAACAGTTATTAATAACATACAGCGAGATAACAAGCACTTACTGCTAAGCGCTATTAAGGAAAAAGTTAATAGTGGTATGAAAACAAGTCAAGCACTTAAAGCGCATGGAATAACGCAGAAGAAATACGAACGACTAACAACTAACCAACTTAAAGCGAGGGCATAGCATGGAAATATCAAAAGTAGGCATGCCTAAAGCGTGCATTAGCTGCCAGAACTTTACCTGCAAAGGCTTTGCCCTGAGTGAGAATGGTAAAAAAGCTAAATACGGCAACTGTTCAAAACTAAATAAAGGCGTGTTTGCGGCTGAGGTTTGCAGCAACTACAAGCAAGAACCTGATGCAGAGGTAGCAGCCTAATGAAACCGCAAGTTAAACGCAGAGCGCATAACTGGTATGCGCTTAAACCTAAATCGGCTGCAAAGCCTGATAATAAAGAACATAAGGTGACAGCATGAACAACGCAAAAATAAAAGCCCTAGCCTTACAGCATGGCTTTAAATTAAAACAGCAGGCTAGCGGTGAAATGGATTTAAACGACTACGTTTATTCATTCGCCTGGGCACTACTGCAAAGCGGCCAGCCAAATGTATCGCATAAAGCGTACTTGGCTGACTTGTTAAAAGATGCGGCTGATTGTATCCCTGAAAAGAGCGGCGGTTACCGCGTCAATATTTACGCTAACGATGTATGCAAAGACGAGCCACGTATAGCATGGAATTTTTACAACGGTGTAGAACGTGACACGTTTGAATGCGCAGTGCCAGACACCCGCGAAGATTTAAACAAACGCCTTAATAACGCCAAAGGCTGTATGAAGTCTGCGTGTTATAGAGCAATGAACCCTGACTACGCCAAAAAATTAGCATAGGTGATTTATGTGTGACTGTAATATTCCAAGTGCATTCAGAGAAAAAATGCGCAAAGCAAGAAAACCTCACAATTGCTGTGAGTGTTTAGAGAAAATAAATATTGGTGAAAATTATCAGTATTGTAGCGGGGTATGGGATGGCGAGCCAGATAGTTATAAAACTTGTATTTCATGCTTGAAATTAAGAGAAAACTACGAATCTGAAACAGGTGAATGTGCGGCGTTCGGGCATCTAAGAGAAAGCATAAGCAATGCTTTTTATCTTAATTACGGCGTTAAAGAGTTTATCAACGATTATCCCGAATATAGCGACGAACTTAAAAAGCTATTTTCGATAAAAAATCAAAACACTGAAAGCGACAAGGAAAGCTCTAAATATTGGGCTGTCCACGGTGGAAGTGACACTTGGTTTGCTGCAAAAAGCAAAGATGATGCAAATGAATTAGTGTCAATGTTTAACAGCATAGCTAAAGAGTATGGAAACCCTGAGTCATCAAGAGTTGTTGCAGTAGAAGAAAGTGAGCTAGCAAGTTACCACATGGAGCTTTCCACTAGGCTTACCGTTGGCGATGCCGAGTATTTAAACCCATAGGTGATTTATGAAAGAGCTAATGTGCAAATACGATCCGCAGGTTCACTTTAACCACAAAAAGCCAATGACCACCACGGATCAAAAATACTTAATTGAGTTTTACGGCAAAGTGCCAGTGTCTGAGCTGTGCTTGTCATTGGGTCGAACCTACAAGGCCATTACTGAAATGGCATGCAGCTTGAGAAAGCAAGGCAAAATAAAAGGCAAAGGTGATTTATGAGTAAATCTTGTGAATACGCTCATTGTGAAAATGAAGCTGAATTAATTGATTCTATGGGCAGTTTTGTTTGCGCTGAATGTATGAATCGTGAAGTTGAAGATGGTAGCGCAGAATTTGAAGATTTCGAATCAATAGGTGATTTATGAGCAATTACACATGCAAAAAATGTAAGGCTAAGCTAAAAGCAAATGAAGCTTATGAATATCGCGGCGCTTTTGCTTGTGGTGATCACTTTGATGAAGTAATTGAAATGCGCAACTTTGAGCGCAACCAAATTATTAATGACGAACACAACAAGACCAAAGCATTTAAAGGCCTTGATCTAACAGATAGCACTATAGGCAAAGCTAACAAAGCGCTTTTAAAGCCACGCATTGAAATAGCCGGCAAAGAAAGCCCGCGTTTAAAAAATTACGAACGAGGTGATTTATGAAAGTAAATTTTGGAGAAAGATTGTATAGCGGTGGGTCTGGCTTTGTTTACGGTGAGGAAACCGACAGACTCGTAGCTAAATTTAGCCACAGCCAGGAAGCCGAGTCCTTTGTGGCTAGTTATAATGAACAATATGAAGGTGACTTATGACCAATGACGCAATTATATTTTTAATCGTCGCACTTATTTTATGTTGTTTTTACATAAAGTGCGGACTTAGTTTTGTTTACATGACAGGCAAAAGCGACGAAGTAAGCTTGCCTGTTTATATAACCGCCATATTATTATGGCCTATTTTATTGGCCCTCTGCCCTTGGAGCGACAAATGAGTTTACCATCTAGCAAATTTTACACGACCAAAGAAGTAGCTGCCTTTGAGGGCGTAACAGAGGATTACTTACGCAAGCAAGTAAGCAAAGGCGAATTTATAAAGCCTACTCACGTAGGCAGGCCGCACCGCTGGTTAAAAGTAGTGATAGACAAACACTACAGCGATATGAACGAGCAAGCCATTAAGCACAGCGCTTAATGGCTTGGCGCTGCTACTTAGTGATCATAGTAACCCACTTATTCACCCACTCCGTTAAGCCATCAAGCATTGGCGATTTATTGTATATCGCCAGCACGCCTTTCATTTTATGCCCTAGCAATTTTTCAGTAAACTGCAAAGGGCATCCCGCATCCGTTAAGTGCGTTGATATGGTTCGTCTAAAATCGTGCATTCTAAACGGCCTTAAACCATCTATGTTTTCATAGCAGGCATTGGCAATTAAACTAACGCTAGAACCGCTAGCCGGCTTATCACCCCCTCTATTATTAAACATGTACTTAAAGGCAGGTGTTAAGCTTTTAATGTGCTGCAGATCTTCAATTAACACATCGGGTATAGGCCTAACAATAGAGTGCACACCCCCTTTTGTATTTTCTCTGCGCACAGTGAATAACTGGTTTGTTAAATCAAAGTCATCTTTAAACGCAGTGTAAAGCTCGCTAATACGACAACCAAAAACCATAACACAGCGTAAAATAACTTTGTTTCTATCAGTTAAAGCAAGGTTATCGATGTTAGACCAAATCAACTTACACTCTTCTATTGTTAAAAAGTGCTCACGCGGCATATAGTCAGTTGCAAAGTCACTTGGCCTTAGCGCTTCAAACTCGGCGTTATTAATAAACCCCTGGCGCAAACAAAACCTAAGCGCCGATCTAAGTTCAATAATCGCATTAAACGAAAAGCCACTGCCCCGCTTGCCCAATAAGCTTTCATCATTTATAGATTTAAACAAGGCAGAAAAATGCTGCTTATTTATTTCTGATATATATTGATCTCGCCACTGCTCACTAATGCACGACGTAATGCGATGAAAAATACCTTTAGGGTTATCACGCATAGGTTCGCAGTAGAGCGTGTACCAATAATTAATCGCATCCATTAGCGTAGGGTTTTTATTATCAAGCATAGCAACGCTGTTAACCGCTTTCATTTTTCGAGGATCAAGATCCTTTCTAACTTGAGCCATATGCGCTTCGCATTCTTCACGCGCTTTAGCAAGTGTAAGCTCAGGATACGTTCCCAGCTTATAGCGCACTGCCTTGCCGTTTAATCTAAATCGTATTTGAAATGTGATTTTACCCTTGGGTGAAATGCGCAGCGATAAGTTATCACCGTCGGAAACCTCCGCCGCGCCATCGTAGGGTTTACCGCTTATACTCTTAAGCTTTGCCGCCGTTATATTCAC